AAGATATAAATTCCACGGGAATCCTTACTGGAAACAACGACAATATTGACCTTGATAGGATTCAGTCTTGTAATTATTCTTTTTCTATCTCGCGTCAAGATGTTAACCAATTTGGAGAATTGGCTGCGATTGATCGTATTATCACCGAGACTCCTACCGTTAGTCTAGAGGGTTCCTATTTGATGGCCAACATGGGGAACGAAAAGAAACTTGGTTTTAATATATTTGCCGGACCAAATGACGCCGCAGGTACTACTCCCGTTTCTTGTATATCTGGAATTTTAAACACCGAGACCAATGATACCGTAAAAAATTATTACATTCTCACGACAAAAGAAGGTTCGGACGCTGCTGGTAATACCGATAGTGGAAATTATGAAAGTATAGTTGGTATAGGAAATGCGAGTATAACTTCTTATAGTACGGAAGGGGCTGTTGGAGGTCTTCCTTCGACATCGTTTTCCGTAGAGGGTCAGAACCTAAACGTGGTTGAAACTCCTTATACAGGAGCTTATGCTGGCTATACCGGACTAAATGCGCCGGGGGGCACACCTTCTGCTGTTTATGATCCAGAAAGGATTGATGGCTATGGTTTTGAAACTGTTGGTGATATTTTTGTAGGAATAACGGGAGCCGAAACATTTTCCGCGGGTTCAAGTAACTTGATGACGATAGTTGGGCTTGAGAGCGGTATAAGCGCGGCCGACCAGCCGAACATGACGCAAACACCAAAGGGACTTCCGTTCGCTCTTCCTCAAGGATACGTACTTAAGAGTAACGACACCATGGCCCAATCTTCACCGGTAACTATAACGCTTGACGCGGCAGCTGAAAAGGGCGCAAACGTTATTCATGCTACAGTAGCTAATGGTCAGATCGTCACGCCAGTTGTTGGCCCTCCTTACTTTATACCCGTGTTTACAGGTACACAAGCGTACAATCCCAACGTCCCTGTTGTGGCTTATATTTCAGGATCAAATCCATCTATTAATGCTACTGATGGAACTGAAAACCTTTGGAACGCCCATAGTGGAAACGCTTCTGCCGCTGGCACTTTATTGAAACAAAAAGCTGGAGCTAGTTTAAATCCAGCGCCGATTAAATTACCTGTTCCGAGTACTAGTCTAAATACTTCTGATGTTAATCCTTCGGGGTCTATATCAACTTTGAGGCCCGGGGATATCACTTTAACTCTTAAAAAGAGCGACGGAAGCGCCGAAGATATAGCCGGAGCCTCGTTCAGTGACGCGCATATTCAAAGTTATACTATAAGTTTTGACTTGGGAAGAACACCAATGCAAAGGATAGGAAGCCGTTTTGCTTTTTCTCGTCCGGTCGATTTCCCTGTTACTGCCTCGTTTAGTTTCGATGCAGTCTTGTCAGACTTGACCACTGGTTCGATTGCCGACCTCATAGATTGCGATGAGAATTACGAAGCAGTAGTTCAACTGAAGCACGCTCCCGATTGTAACGCGGCGAACGTAAAAGAAACCGTAGCTGCATACGTTCTCAAGAAAATCAAACTAGAGTCTCAATCATTTTCAACTTCCATTGGAGACAATAAAACAGTTACGATGGACTTTAGTTGCCAAATTGGTGGACCCGAGCAGTCAGATGTAGGAGTATTCATGAGCGGTTATTCTACGGAAATCAACGAAAATCCCCTCTATTCGTAATTAATACAAAAAATATAATTTATTGAAATCCTCCTTTGGGGGATTTTTTTTGTTTATATAGTGTAATTATACATAAGATATAAGGTAAAAGGTATGTCAAAGGAAGAAGGCCCAGATAGGGATATTATCAATAATTTTTTCGCGTTTCAAACTCGGCGAAAGATAACAAATCTCTATAAACAATTCTTTTTCATCCTAGAAGATCTCCAAGTTAACGGAGTGAAAATCCCAGAAGAAACCCACCAAAGAATTCGTAAGAGAATTCTCGATTTAGGCAATGATACTATTCGGGAATTGGAAGAATACTTTGACAAATTCATAGAATACAACAATAATAAACCAAAATGAAGCGTATATACGAGTTCACTGTTAATAAAGAAGAAACGGTCAAGGAAGAATCCGTCGAGAAGAAAAAAGACGGTACGGAGGTCACCACAGCCAAGGACGTAAAGAAGGAAATTCCTCACAAGTTCTTTCTGCGCCGACCTACTCGTGCGATGACTGACGAAGCAGAACTATATTATGGCGTTAGGCTTGCAGAGGGGATAAAAGCGGGCCTTTTAACGCGCGCTTTACTCGAAAAAAGGTTCGAAAACGATGGTGGAACCAGAAGTGACGACGAAAACAAGGAATATCAGAAAATAATCACAAAATTGCAGGGTTTTCACAAGGAGCAGTCCAAAATACTGGATATTGAGGAAAGAAAGAGGACCTCAGTACAAAAGAAGCGGCTTAAGGAGCTGGATAGTGAAATTAAGCCCACTAGGAGGGCGCTCAGGGACTTACAATTGGTGGAGGATAGTCTTTACGAGGAAACCGCTGAAAGTCGCGCTAGGAACAAGGTGATACTCTGGTGGATGCTTCATCTGGCTCACACCGCAGAGGGGGAAAAAGAGAACGAATTCTTCGGAGTGGGAGATTTTGATAAGAAAATTGAACGATACGATGAAATTGACGAAGGAGAGGACTTTTTCGACATTGTTGTAGCTAGAAAGTTCGCTTATTACGTCAGTTTTTGGTTTGTGGGACGTCCAAACACACAAAAAGAGTTTCAGGAGATGATTGATTTAGCATTGAAGCTTGATGAAGAGGAAGCCGAGCCCGAAGAAAAAAAAGAAGAGAAAGCAAAAAAAAAGAGTTGAGTAAACTCTTCGGTGTTTCCATGGATCGGATAGAGGCTAAGATCTAATGGAAGATGGAAATTTAAAGATTGTTTTTTCTGAGATTTTGCGCGGTTATACGCTCGTGACTCTTCCTTTTTTTGGCAACTTAAGAATAAAACACTTCACTAATTTCGATTCGGCCGAATTAGATATTAAAAACCGTTTCTTTTACGAAAAAGCCGTATCCCAAGGACTTCCCACGAGAAAAGAGCGCGTTAACCACTTAATAAAGGAGAACATTTGGACTGACAAAGAGAATAAGGAGATATTAAACCTTAAAAGTCTCATCGCCGGTTTAAAAAACTCCAAGTCAAAGGTTTTTCTGCAAGCACATATTGATCAAATCAATAACGACTTAAAAAAAAGTCAGGGAGAACTGTCCACCCTTAGCCTAAAGAAGGAAGAATTGATTGGGTTTTGCGCTGAAGCATATGCTGCTAGGAGAATCAATGAACACTATATGCAAAAAGCTCTCTTGAAGGAAAACGGCGAAAAACTTTTCAGTGACGAGGAATTTGAAGAACTTGAGGAGGGGAAATTGGTAGATTTAATTGGGGCATACAACAAGAGCACTAAAAAATTTGACTCTAACAGTTTAAAGAGACTTTCTCTCTCTGGTTTTTTTACTAATCTTTTTTACCTGTGTGAAAACAACGCTTACTCCTTTTTTGGGAAACCTTTGGTTCAATTGACCTTCTATCAAATTGAGCTTTTCGGGTATGGAAGGTATTACAAAAGTTTAATTGAAAATTCAGACAATAAACCGCCTGATGAAATATCGAGCAACCCAGAAAAGATGGTAGAGTGGTTTGAGTCCTCCAAAAATGTTAAGGAAACCTTGGATAAATCCAAGGTAGTGGGGCAAGACGGAGCTTCCCAATCTTTGGTTGGGGCAACATCACAAGATCTTAAGCGTCTTGGTTTGGATAACCCAAATGAAACCATTAATCTTGCTAAAAAAGCTGCGGAGAAGGGTGGTAGACTTAATATGGAAGATATGATGAAACTACACGGAGTATCCTAAAAAAATAGTGTAATTATCCCTAGGAATATGGCTAGGGACAAAATAACGGTCGATCTCATGCTTGCTACCAAGCAGGCCGAACGAGAAATCGCAAGGATTAATCGTAAGTTGGGGGACATGGGGAAGACCATGGGAAAGGCTTTCGGGGGAACCGGAGCCGGAGGAGATAAAGTTCGTGCCCTAGGAACAGGGCTTTCCAAAGCTACCGTCAAAGCTGACGAATTCAACAAGTCCATGGAGGCATCCAATGCGCGTGTTATAGCCTTCGGCGCGTCCGCTGGTCTTATAATGGGAATTGATCGAGCTTTAAAGGCGATGGTGTCTTCAGCTATTAAGGTGGAGAAAGCTCTTTTAGACGTTAATGTAGTATTAAACGCTACGCACCGAGATCTCGAAAAATTCGGGAAAGGGATGTTCAAAGTAGCAAAAGACACCGCACAAGGCTTCGATACTGTTGCCGAAGCCGCTACAGAATTAGCTCGTCAAGGTTTGGGGATGGAAAAAACATTAGGGCGTACGAAAGACGCTCTTATTTTAACTCGGCTAACTGGAATGGGTGCGGCGGATGCTGTTAAGACTTTAACCGCAGCAGTGAACTCTTTCAATAAAGAAGGCGTAACTTCTGCTCAAATCATTAACCGCATGGCCAAAGTTGATGCCGCTTTTGCTGTAAGTTCAGAAGATTTGGCTAAGTCAATTTCTCGAGTAGGTGCTTCTGCTGTTTCGGCTGGAGTCAATATGAATGAATTGATGGCGATAACTACGGCTGTGCAACAAAAGACGGCACGTGGGGGCGCGGTTATCGGTAATGCTTTTAAAACCATATTCACCCGCCTGCAGAGAAAAGACGTTTTACAAAACCTCAGAAACTTAGGGGTGGCTGTTAACGATTTGGGGACCGGAAAGGCTTTGAGCGGTATTCAAGTATTGCAAAATTTAGCTAAAGAGTTCGATGGTTTAGGTAAAGCTACCCAAGCCAGTACAGCGGAACAGGTAGCGGGTGTTTTTCAAGTTAACATATTAAAGGCGGCTCTTTCCGATTTATCTTCAGTTAATTCTCAGTACGCTAGTTCATTAAGGGTCGCCAATTCCGCTACCAACGAGGCCTATGAAAGAAATGAGCAATTAAATCAAAGTTTAGATGCGCTGGTTAATCGCACTTTGGCTAATTTAACCGCGGCGGGTGCAGGGCTCGGGGGAACGTTGGAGCCAGCCATTAAAAATGTTTTAGGAACAGTCAATAACGTTATAGAGGCCTTTGGTAAAGGCGGTAGTTTCGAGGAATTCGGTAAGACTATGGGGAGCGGTTTGATGAAAGGGTTGGGGGCTTTTATTGGGGGTCCCGGTCTTATTGTGATGACGGCGGTGTTTGGTAAAATAGCTTTAAGTTTAGGAAGATTTGCTGGTCAGGCTTTGCAGGACGTACTTGGTCTTAATCAAGCGACGAAACAGCGTGCCGCGCTGGAGGGGGCGGTTGTAGCTCATATAGCTTCAGAGCCTGCATTGCTGTCTCAAGTTAGAGCGGGCACCCTTAATGTTTTAGCGGTAGAGAAGGAGATTCTGGCGACCGTTAGGTTAGCAAGCGCCGAAAGGTCAAGAATTCAGGCTTACGCGAGTCCGTTGACGGGAGCCTTAATGGGTCGAGGTATGCGGGCGGGACCTAAGGGGGCCACGTTACCCGGTGGGGCAGCGGGTTTTGTTCCCAACTTTGCTAATGCAGGATCTGAAAGAGTAGCTGCAGCGGCTGGAGGTTATAGAGCTGGAGCTATAAAGACGATGAACCAACCGGGCGCTGGAACAATGATGTATAACTCGGCGGAAACTGTTAAGCGTTTTCCGGGCATGAGTCAGTCGGCTATAATGCCTCCTCAGGGTAGCCCTGCTGGAGCCGGTTATAAGTCAGCTTTCGGAGCTGCGCATGGATTTGATCCTTATGCTGCTGGGGGGTTTGTCCCGAACTTCGTAGGGGTCGTAAGGCCCGGTTTGCGTCATACCGGATATGCAAATCAACCTGCAATGTACACCCAAAAAAATAAGCCCCTAACAGACAACCAAAAAAAGGGCGCTCTGGAAAGGGGCGGTCATCTTACAACTCCGGGTGGAAATATTGCCATGTTAGTTCCCCAAGGTCAGCGAACGGGGATGATGACTGGGCGAGGGGAAGGAAAGTATAATAAATTTACTGCTCAATTTCCTGTTTTGTCTTACAGCAAGGGCTTTCTAAATAAAAAGTATCCACGGGAGCCGGAGAGAGTGGATGATCTTATGAAAGCTGCGGCAGCAGATGTTACAAGACAATTTGCAGCCAGTATTAAACCTCCAGCAAGAAGGCCCGGCAAAAGGGAAGTTATAGCCGCTTTAGACAGAACTGCTGGAGCGCGCGGAGCGTTTCAGTCAGCGGCGGGGGCGTCTTTTGAGGTTGGCATGGACTTGGCTTTGGATAAAAAAGCTGCCGCTCAAGAGCAGAGATTCGGCGATTTTGACTTAAGACCTCCGTATTCAAAGAAGGGGAGAGAAATCTTTGGGGGAAGTTTTTCTATCGGTGATTTTAAGATAGCTTCGGGTACTTCTAGCAAGAACAGTATGGCTGGTAAGATAGCTAAAGAGCTAATCACTAATGGGCCGGGAAGAAGGTTTATATCACACGGAGCAAAGCCGGGGAAAGCTACCGGTTTTGTCCCTAATTTTTCTCCCATAACCAACGCCATAGGAAGAGAAATGGCGGCGGGAGTTCCGGCTTCTGCTATAAGAGTTGGGAGTAGTCCCTCTTTAAAGGGAGCAGGGAATCCCGGTGGTGTTGGGGTTTATAATACCATACATGAACCGGCTGGTTTACAGCAGGGAATATCACGAGCAAGGTCTCAAGGGGTGAATCCTAAGGGTCATGGGATTCCTAACTACGCCTCCCCCATACTTGATCCCTATGGAAAACCAGTTGCTTCGCCGAAGAGTGTGATCTTAGCCGACTCTGTTGATGATCTTGCTGGTGGTTCTAAAAGTGCGGCTTCAGAAATGAAAGGAGCCGCGGAAGAGGCAAGGGGAATGAAAATGGCTATGGCCGGTATGGCCGCTCAAATGCTGGCTGGGGCAGCGGCTTCGAATATGGCTCCCGGTCTTGGTCAAGATATGGTAACCGGCGCAGGCTCAGTGGCTGGATACGCGGGATTGGGTTTTGCTTTTGGCGGTCCAGTTGGAGGAGGGGTGGGTGCGGCTATAGGGGGTTTAGGTATGGGGGTAACCTATCTTAAGAAACATACCGACGAAGCTAAGTTGTCCTTTGATAATTTGTCGGCCGAGTTACAGAAGATTACAGAAAACTCTAATCAAGTCTCTCAGTCTCTTGGGCTTGTTGGCGAAAAAATAGCCAAACTTGCCGGAGAAAGGGACCAAGGGAAAAGAGTGCAACTCGTACAGGAGATGGTTTCGGAGATGTCTAATTTAATTACTAACGTAAGTGATCCAGCCGTTAGGAAGCAACTTCAAACCGAATTTGGGACAATGGACAAATCTCGGTTGAACCAAGCAAAATTAAGTGAGCTAAAAGATCGAATACTTGCGGAGCTTGGTACTGGGAAACAGCTAAAAGAGGCTCAGTTAATGGGTACGAATGTAAGAGCCGGAGATAGTAGTTGGACCCAGTTTATGTCTAATCGTCTTGGCAAGGGTCAGTATGGTCAGGCGGCAGCGGGCGGAGCGGGCCTTACTTTGGGGAATGCAAATCCTTTAGCTTGGTATTCTAGGACTGTTGGTTCAATAGGTAGTTTATTAGGAATGGGGGGGGACAGTTACAGTTGGGGTGCGGCAGGTCAAGCTCAGGGTGGGCAGATGAGGCAGTTGAGCGTACGGCAGTCTGTTCCTCAGTTCGCAACAGCTCTGATGAAGATGAAGGGCACTGGGGGACGCGAGATTAGTGAACTAATGATGGGGGATAAAGGAACTCGGACCTCTTTGGAAAGTTTGCAGTCCGACTTTGAGGATGATGGTGGCTGGAAGAGTAAAACTGCATGGAAGGCTTTTGAAAAAGGTGGCGTAATGATGGAAGCTCTGAAAGGGGCCGGTGTGGTAGGAGACATAAGGAAAAAAATAAGAGAGTCTCTTGATTCTACGGAAGCAAGAAATATACTACTCCGAACCTTGTTTGGTATGGAAATGTCCGCCATAAAAACAGAATGGGGAGATTGGATGAGTGATGCGCCTGCGGTTGAAGCTGACGCTACAGCCAAACTTTCACGAAAACAAAGAGGTATCCTGAATCAGGACATAGGAGCTGCAGAAGCCGCACCTCTCCCTGACCGTGCCCCGTCGGGATTAGACGAATACTATGCGCTTATCAAAAATTTACGTGAAGCTAGCGCTTCAGTTAAAGAGTTTGGTTTGGCGACCGCTCGTCAAGTGGTTCACGAGAAACAATTACGTTCGATACAAAGTCGTTATGACATAGGCTTGGCGGGTAAAGGGATGGGGGATTCCCGAACTGTAGCTCGAAAGACAATGGAAGTTGCTTTGAATGAGGCGGAACAAGGTCTTATAGACGGAACCAAAGCCGCTATAAACACCTTTACCTCAAAAGTAGCAGATGGTTTTGAGGGCATGTCAGTTGAATTTAAGAAATGGGCAGCGGGGCAAAATTTCTTTAAGGGAGGTTTTTATGAAGGGGGCGACACGACCTTAATGGGCAAGGGCATTTCTGGATCTCTTCCCGGAGGAGATTCCAAATCCAAGTCTCAGATGGCAATGTCTCTCTTCAGAGCCATGACTACGGGCAATATAGATCGGGTAGCTTTAAGGAAGGAATTAGAAGCAGCGCAAGAAAAAGTCGAAAAAGGTGATCAGACGGCTTTGGGCGTCAGGGAGCTAACAGTGTTACAGGTGGCTCCTAAGGTCTTAACGGTTTTAGACGCGGCGGTAAAAGAATATAACACGAATATCTCAAAAGAAACCGACTTAAGAGAAAAAGCTATAGAGGCGGCAAAGACGGGGAACAAAGTTACTCTTAAGACTATAGAACTGGCAGGTAGGTACGCTCGAGGAATGGAGCTTCAAAATCAACGTCTTGGCTTAAGCAGAGCAACGGAACGATTAGATTTTATTGATGACGACTTAGCATCAGGAAGGATAACTGGGAAACAGTACGCAGGATTCAAGGGGTCTCAAAGAAAGGCGAGTCGGGATTATTTAGGGCTCACAGAAGAAAATATGAAGTCTAGTATCTTTAAGGATACGTTTACATATAACGCTAGGGAAGCATTAGAAGACTTTGAAGCGGGACAAGCATCGGTAGCTGAGAACATGAAATCCTCTTTCGCCAATGCATTTCAATCTATATCAAGCGGCGCTAACAGTGTTCAAGGAGCCTTAGCTAATATGGCCCAAAGCATTCTTAATTCCATCTCACAAGTTTCCTCCAATATGTTTACTAACATGATGTTTAGCAAGATGGGGTGGCAAGGTTCTCAAGGGGGTCTTGTTCCCGGTTATGCGGGAGGAGGAGTTGTGAGGGGGGGTTCAGGCTACAAAGATGACGTGCCTACGATGATGCAAGGTGGGGAATTTGTAATAAAAAAATCTTCAGCGCAAAAAATTGGTTATGGAAACTTAAATGCTATAAATGGCTACGCCGAAGGTGGTCTCACTCAAGGTCCATCCATGTGGAAAATGGGAGCTATAGGTGCGGGTGCCAGCGCTCTTTCTGGGGTTATAGGTTCAGCGATGCAGCCGGGAGCACCGAGTCCTTTGCCTTCTCGAGATTATGGATTAGGTAGAGGGAAGCATGGTTACTTCGGGGGTGCTGATCCTGATGCTGGTCAGACTGATATGATTACTGGCGCGAGGGGCTCAGCAGGAGTATCCTTGGGGAAGGGGTTCGTTTATTATCGCCGCGACCCCGAAACGGGAAGGCTCATTAGTGAGCGCGCAAGGCCCACTGAGGGGCGTTTTGAGGTAAGCCAGAGGCTTTCTTTGTTGGGGCGTCTAGGAGATGACCCTCAGACTAGCCGGATGTTTGGTAAAGAGCAGGCTATGTCTAAATATCAGGATTATTTAGAGACCGAGACGCAAAGCCGAAAAGATCAAATTAACGCCGTTAAGAAACAAAAAAGGAGCAGGCTTATCGGCGCTTACATGAATGCTGCCATGCTGATTGGTGGAGCTAAAATAATGGATGGAGCAAAGGCTGCGGCTCCAGCAATGGATCAAGTTAACGCTACAGGAATGCCTGATTGGGCTACGGCAGGTACGAACATAAACTATGGGCCTACCCCGGATGTTCTGACGTCAACTGGAATGCCTTCTTGGGCGTCAGGACAACCCGGAGACGCTTTGGGTGGGTACAAACATTACGCAAACGGAGGCAGTGCGAGCGGTACTCCCGCAATGGTGATGGGTGGAGAATATATAATGAGTCCTGATACTGTTCGGACGTACGGTACCAACTTCATGCACGAATTAAATAGGGGTAACGTTCCTAGTTACCAAGGTGGGGGTCCTGTTGGGGGAGCGTCTTTGGGGAATCAAGGTGGTCCTCACAGCGAAACTTTAATTGGAGGTAATACAACCAACAATGTTAAGATAAGTGTTAACGTCGATAAAAATGGTAAAACAGACGCTTCCGCAAGTGCAGGTACGGGAACCTCATCTGGAAAGGGCGACGAAACAGATAGAGACGAAGTAGAAAACAACAAGGCTTTAGGTCAATTGTTGCAAGGAGTTGTCTTGGAGGAGATCGTCAAACAACAACGACCCGGTGGTTTGCTACGTAGGAGCCCCAACGCTCCCTAATAATTGAGGGACTCAAGTTTTTTCACCCTTTGGTCCAACAGTTGAAACCTTCGGTCAATTATTTCTACCGCTTCGTTGTAGGTGCTTTGGGGATCTATGCTGTTGGGAGGTAAAAGGGGAATGCCATTAACTGGTGAATAGTCAAATGTAATCTGGCACAATTCGGCGTCCAAAGTTTCTCCATAATATTTTTTGTTTAAATTTAGGGCCTGTTTTACTATGACAATCTCCCCTTCTTTAACGCCGTCAGGTAGGGGGTAGGATATATTTATCTTGGTTCCTTCCCCTGTGAATTCTACATGTGTTATATCTCTTTCCAGAATAGAGGCGTTAGGAGAGGAGTCGAATGTTGTTTCCACGTTTATAGTTTTGCCATGAGAATCCATAAAACTAACAGGAGAGGATGGAGGTATGATATATTTTCCCTTGTCGACGATGACCAATGTCACTTGGTTGTTTTCGCCAACGTTTTTTATTTCTATTTGGGTATATTTTCCCGTTAGATTTTCACTGGAACTAGAGGGGACACCGCCTTGGGCAAAGAGTCTATCTCCTTCTTTAAGGTCGGTAATTGAGGAATCCGAGAATTCAACAGTTTCAGCTTCGTATTCAGTGAAGGTTACCGATGTTATATCGTTTCTGAAGAGTTGATGGACGAAATTTCCTTTTACGAAAAGTGCTTCTTTAAAGATTGAAAATTTTCTTTTTATAGTTAGGTCTTCCAATGCTTCAGCCCGATAAAAAATATCGTTATTAGCCAGCTTTACAAAAGCTCCATTTACGCATGAGACGGTTCGCGTGGAGGAAATGTAAAGTTTGTCTTGTCCTTTTTCTATGGAACCAAGAAAAGTTTCAGGTTTCATGTTTATATTCTATTGATTAGTCGCTAGAATACCAAATCTAACTTTTATAAGTGAGGGAACCCATTTGTTCATTTCAAATCTCCTTTCGTTATTCACCCTCATCCTCCCTATACCCTCTCTACCATTGTATGGAGCATATTGGCTACGTAATTTATCCATATAATAGTTTATGATAATGTCACCGCTATCTGGTTTGTCTACTCGGGTAGAGGTATAAACACCCATTCCTCCATCCATCTCGGGGAAAACAGATATAGCGGATGACTCAAGGTTCTTAAACAGCTCTTGAGTTAATTTGATTTCAATCCAGATTTGTGTTGCAAAGCCAGAGTTTCCCTTACTTGGTTGTGATACCTTGTATCTGACGGACATTCCTTGGCCTAGAGCTACGTTTTTAAATACGCAATTCTTTTCAAGCAAAGCGGCTGGAAGCGGGTCCCCTATACCTTCTTCTCCCAAAATTGAATACTTATTGTCGACAGGATATCCCAGTTTACCCATTTCCAAATCAACCCACTCCACCGCTTGAAGTGAGGCGAAACTTTGTGTGCTATCGCGTGTCCAAGATTTCTTCTCTTTATCCTTAACGGTCCTCACGGGCGTAAGCCCCTCACTGAGAATTCCTAGTTCACACCACCCGCGAAAAGCTAATGCAGTATCCCCGGCTGCCATGATACTGGATTCCCCCATGTATAGGGAGGTCCCAGCGGGGGCTAGTGACTCATTTATCTTACCGTCTGCCCCCACAATATTAAGAGGCTCCGCGAAGTCTACAGGTATGGTAGACATGTTAATATCTCGATCAGTAAAGATTTTGGGGGTTTTCTTGTTAGTTCCATTGTTTTCTCCCACCAGTTTGGCTGTTTTTCCGTCGGCTTCGAAACCTCTTAAAAGTGATAGTTCGTCGAAGAAGCCAACAACGAGTTGTATGTTTTCTACTCTTGGGTCTGAAGCCTTTGGGAGAGGGAGACGTAGGGCCTCCAGCGTATCGCTCTCGTTTAAAAGATAATATCCCCGGTGGAGTTCGTAGTCTACGTCGACCGTTGCTAGGAGACCCTCCGAGCTCAACACGCCGCCAAAAAATTTGTTAGCTTTAGTCCCTATTAAACCAGCGTTTGTGTTTTCTGTACTATCTACTTTATAAGCATTAGTGCCTTCATTGGCTTTAAGGTCTACTTTAAAGGCCGCGGCCTTCGTCGGAGTCTGAATGTCGCTCCCGTCACCGAAGGTCATCGTGTTGTCTCCTGTCGTGTAGTAGTAAATAAGTCCCGCTACATTATTAAAGTACTTCTCTAAATCTTCGTCGGTGGATACGGTTAGTCCAGCATTTGCCCCTGCTCCTTCCGAGTGTTGAAGCGTAATGTCGAGGAAACCGTTAGGGTACATCGCTGTTTGAGCCACGTAGGGGTAGTTTTGCGTATAAGCTTCATAAGGCTGAAGCCAGTCGGTCGTAAAAGGGTTGTTATCAAAGGCTCCCGTGGAGGCAAAAATCAGCCCGCTAGGTGGCTCGATTGAGACGCCCATGATATCGTATTTTGTAGTGCTTCCTGCCCAGTTGGATTCACTTTCATTATTCCCGATAGTATTGGCCCACACCTCATTTCGCGAACTTGTTTTCCCGTACTGATCATGAGCTTCAACTACTATGTCATATTCGCGTAAAGGAAAATCCTCGTCGTTATTAGTCACAATATAACCGCTGGGTTCGGCGCGGATAAAGTACTGCTCATTTTGCTCTCCTTCTTTAATTTCCGCCAGTTCGGTAGCGTCCGTGATTTGGGTGAAAGCGGGTTCACTTTTCCAAATCGTCGAGTCACCCGTCGGGCTGACTACAGCATCACCACGGAGCCCTGTTACAACATTGGGATCGTTGTAGGTAGATTTAAAGGCGAAATCTGGAGAAAGCGCCGCCGGGGTGAACCCGGTAAACTCTAGGTAAATTTTACTATCGGGAATGTTGATGCTGTCCGCCTTAGAGGGTTTTCTTATTGTGATGCGATAATCAGTAAGATTTTGAGCAGGGGTTAATTCATAATAAGGGTCATCATACTTGCCCATGTCCGGATGATCCGGGTCTTTGACTTCATTCATTATCGATGTGAAAGAAGCGTTCCATCCAAAAGTTGGTTCCATCGAATCAATGGCATGCATGGTCGTTTTACTACTGCTTGCCGGAACAATGTTTTCCGTGGTCAATTGGCTGATGCTGATAGCGTTAGCTATACTAAAGGATTGCGCGTCTGTTTTGGGTGCGTCTATCTTAATTTTACCTAATATCCCGTCAGAAATAGCTCCTTCTTTAGACAAAGCGAAAACAGCAACGTGATAGTTTTCAATATCAGGTTCGTAAATTAAAAATTCAGCCGTGTAGTCTTTTATTTTTGCGTCAGTAATGTTTCCATCATCGTCTTTCTTTATTTCGTATGTCCCGTATTTTGACGTCGATCCAGCCGTTTTTCCCGGAATGAAGAGTTCTACACCGGTTTCGTATACCCTCCAGTTACCGTGATTAACAGCGAAAGGTAGTCGATTCGAACCATCAACCTTGCCTACGTCTTCAGGTAAATTAAAATTTGCTCCACGAGAAATACAAATAGCGTAATCCAATGTTTCATCCGCTACTGTGTCAGTATTTATGAACTGTTCGGCGCTGTTTTCTGGGTCGGTATTGATTTGAGCAGATTCATAACCGGCAGGTAAAAACTTCACCTTCAGAGTCAGGTATTTATCCAGTAGAGGCACGTCTGTCTCCGCTGAGTACCCGCTTGGCCACGCATAGTCTATATCAAGGTCTAGAGCCGTAGATGTTGCGGCTCCGTCCGGTTTAGGCTCACCGTAAGGAAAATAAAGTGGTTTAATCTCATTAATTTCAGCTTGTCTGCCGGTAACGTGTCCAGTTGGAAACATTGGTATTTTAGAGACGTTTTTACCCTCAAATTTTATAGCGTTTTCGACGTCGTCATATTTTCCGGTCGAGTAAGCTAACGCGGAAACCGAATAGGAGCTATTATCATTTTCCGTCACGTTAACAATTCTATAATCGGAAGAATTTCCACTCACAAATTCGTCGTCATTTGCAGCGGAAGGTTCACAGCTCCAAATTAGGTTTTGGCCCGAGAAACATCCGCCAGAATAGGATTCCGAAACGGGAGCAGCCGTGTACGCACCTTGTACGTCATCGTTTGTATAACCTGTTATGACGTAATTGGTGAAATCAAATTTATTACCGGTCCCTCCAAAGGCGCTTCCTGTGTTAAAGAAAATTTGAGTGCATACGCCGCTGCCGCTTACTAAATAATCAGACCTAAAAGTATCGCCTCCCGCAAGAGATCCCGTATAGGTTTTAGTGTGTGCGCCGCTGAAAAACACTGTTTGAAGCTGATTCCTGCTGGTCTTGTTTGAAGAGTCAAGCTCTTTGGTTCCCGTGGGGTAATCATAAGTTGGGGTAAGAAGATCCAGTTTGTACAATTTATCTGTTTTAAAAGAAATTGCCTGATCAACAATGATGTTGTCGAAATTGGTGCCATCAAAGGGAGTGACCTCCCCATCACTATTTTCCGAATCATCCGAGTAAACTAGAGGTTCAACACGATTGGTTCGACCACTATACTTCAACGGGCTTCTAAAGTTGTCGTAAATTTGAACAACGTCCCCCGGTTTAAGATATGCTCCCTCCATACCGACCCCAAATGATACCGTTTCGGTTTCGTTAGCTTCGCTAGCCAGAATCCATTTGGCAAAACGTCTGGCTTGACCTTTACTGGTGCATCCCAACGCAGAGGTTTCAATTTCCCTAATACCATACCTTCTTACTGATTCTTCGTCTTCGACATATTCGACCGCCGGTTGGAAGAAGTTTCTTTTGTCGTTGTATCTCACTATGGCTACTGTGTGACGAGCCTTCTTTGCGGAAGAAGCGTAATTAAAATCCCCATTAACGACATTGGACGTAGTAAACTGGGTAAGGGGGTTTTTGAATTTGTCTTGAACGGCCATAATGGAACCGTTTGCGTAATAAGCTATGCCACGAAAAGCTGACGCCAAGTCGTTTACGACCTTGAAGGCTTCTTCGCGACTTGATATCATGTAATTGAAGGTAAATCTAGGTTCTATACCGCCGTAGCCATCAGGGACAAGAACGTCACAGTATTGTGCTATTTCGTAAAGAGCCCATTTGTCAATGTCGTCTTCCTTGATGTATTCCCCAAGTCCGTAACGAGGATTAGTTAGAATGTCGTAAAAACACCATGCAGGATTATCGCACCACTCCTTTATAAAGATTTCCTCCTTTGACTCTTCTGCGTTGCTATCTGTAGTGATATCAGTAGCAGAAAAAGTTTCCTTTTTGAATTCTCCATTCCAATTGTTTTCGTCAAGGGTAGCACATACAGGTTTATTCCAGAACGCTTGAGTCTTTTCGCTTCCAGCTCGCGTAGAGAAATACCAAGGGTTAGAACCTGTCCTTCGGCGACTTTTGGTGTTGAAGCTCGCGTTTGGGAAAGCTGCTGCTTCGTCACTTCTCCCGTATGTTTTTGTTTCGGGGTCGTAATTGTTGGGAACCTTAATCTTCAAAAGACGCGTATCATATGCTCGAGAAGGAATCCGAGAAAAGGTTTGCGCATCAAATTGAGAATATATCATAGAAGAGTATGGATATCTCAGTTGTGTACCGTAGACTTCTACTATGGAGTCCACGAAGGAAACATTCCTTAAGAAGGAAGTAAGGGACTCTGGCGTGAGGCGGACAATCCTTATCCTCCACCCCTCAAAAAAAGCAGTATCAGCCAAGTCTTCCTTGGAAAGATCGATGATAGTGGTTCGAATGTACCCTTGATCTATCTTGCCGGTGACTCGTTCAGTGATGGGACCAATCCATTGTTGTGGAGAGAGAACGGTTTTATCCAGTACGATATCGACCGTTTTGCCTAAACTTGCCGGTTGGAATCGTTGATCAAAAATAGGTTGATAGTAAATTGCATATTCTATGGTGCGAGCCTTTGTGTCTCCGTAACCTGCGGACGCCGCTCCTTGCGCTGCTAGTTGAGACGATTTTTTGTAGGTCTTGGGTCCTGCCTGTAGGCTTTCAAACAGGGCATTTATTTTAATGTTTACCTGTATCTTACTGCATTCTTTATTTAGTATGGTGTAGGTCTTAGAATATTTATCTATTTTTGTGCCCGCTTTTAGTTTAGCCGATCTTTCGTCAGTGGGGAATTCTCCATCTCCGCTAGCTACTTCTGGTCCGTACAGTCTTTCGCCGATCCCCCTTTGAACGCTTAAGTCTAGCAGGGGGTCACCGGTCATGCCGGTGTAGTTGTTCATGTCAGTACTTAATGTCGGAAGAGTTCCGATAGGTCCTCCAACCACTTGATGGACGTTAACGGATTGAAAGTTATAATAACCATCTTTGTCAACAACTGGAACGTCATTCCAGTAAATAGAACGTAAAAAACCCAACTGCAACTGTTCGGCGCTGTTTGTAAGAGAGGCTGTTACGGGACCACTTATTCCGGTAGCTAAGAAAAGATCGAGAGTGACTTGGGTGTATCCTGTTTCGCCTTCGTTCCCCATGTATTGGTAGTTACCGCTTACAAGACCGTCTATTTCTCCTTCGCTTAGCAAGTCTGCGGTTTCAGCGTAAGAACGAGAAGTTACATAGTCATAGTCAGGGGCTGTACCCACCCTTACAGCGGAAACATCAGTTACGACTGGGCGTCCTTGTTTTTGTTTTTTCTTTTTTCCCATATTTTCCTTAGTCGTTCGGTGTTGATCCCCATTTCGATACACGATTAGCCAAGAGGCCTCCTGCATTAGGAATATTATAAAGAAGGCCGTACTTGGTCTGCCCCCATGTATCTTTCGGGAGCACCTCAGCCGGAGAATTTACAGTATCTACGGCGGATTGAATAACATGGCTTCCTATTACTAAGCGACCGTAACCAACAAACACCGGTCCCCCTTCTCTTATTGTGTTTTGAGGACCCCCTAAAAGATAAGCCTTTCCTCCTCCTTGTTCTATTTCCCTAAAGTCTCCAAACTTGGGCATTTCTGTTAAAAGGTTAGTGACACCCGCTGCCACAAGTCCTATGCCACCTAAAACATAAGCGGCCTGCATTCCGGAACTAAGTGATGCTCCTAGCCCGAAGGCTCCTACCCCTGTCGCTATTAAGACTATCCCTAGGATTATAGTAAAAATGTCCATGATCTCTGAACCTTCCAGTACCGGAACTATGTCTATTCTTTCTATTTTTTTTGTTTTCATTACGAGTTCCGAAGCAGCCAACCCTTCCGCAGTATTAGGGTCCTTTCCCTCTTCGGTCGCAAAATCTTGTTCGTTTATCAGTACCCGATATTTAATATTTTTCCTATCGTTTTCGAGAAGTTGTGAGTAAAATGTCTTTGCGTTACATTGGATTCCTCTCACTGCATCTCCAACGCTGTTGACAGCGAGGTTCCAGTCGGACTGCCCCATTTGCTCTCCCAAAATGCCATGAAGCTTTATGTTAACTAGTTTATTCATATTTCTTATGTCTATATATTTTATACATTCTCTTCTTGTAAATAGAACTTAAATCTTCGATACAGGGGTATTTGTTACGAGCGTGGTGAATCATGGTTCCGTTTCCCAAGTAAACGGATACATGGTTGGGCCCCCCTCCTTTTATGAATTCAAACACTAATACGTCGTGTTTTTTTAGTTGTGACGAAGGGTCCAGTTCTATTCCGATATTTTTTTTATTAAGCTGGAAAAGTCGGGCGATTAAATAGGGATCTTTTTTATACCAATCGTTTCCTAAAGTGTTTTCTCCCTCGAGTTTTATTCCTAGGTTCGCATAGTACTCTTTCACTATACTGTAGCAATCTGATTTGCCTATTTCAAACAGGCGGTTATAAAGGAAAGTTTTGTTCTTCTTGTAATCAAAAAAAGAGAAAGTGTCCTTGTTGGTGTTATATAATATATAATTAATTTGGTGAATGCGACTGTTATTCATGTCGTTCACCGAGAATTCTTCGTTTGCGGAGTTGTGGGAATGGTAGGTAGCCACAATTTTACCGTTACGTGAAGCACGTAAGTAGTCTGATGGGTTTATAGAAAAATGAGCAGTAGGTTTTTCTGAACTATTCCTGCATGGAAATGAAGTTGGGGCGTTATCTTGATCCACTATTAACCCACAACACTCGTTAGGTTTTTCGCGAAAGGCGTGATCCTTTATTCTTTCTTTAATTAACGGGGAAAGTTTCATTATCCTTGACCCACTTTTCTAGCGGCAGGAAAACCTCCAAAAGGAAGTTTGCCCCGAGTTATAGCACAACTTTGCTCGCCATTTTTATTATTTTCGACGCCCCCCTGAGAGTAAAGACCCCATCTTAATCGACATCCCGTAAGGGTTTTAGAACATTCATCCGCGACCCAGTAGTCGGTGTTAGGAGGGGGATTTTTTTTGTTTTCGGCCTTTGTAATATCACGTCTCGCAACATAGTAATATTTAATGTCGTCTTTATATAAAAAAACAGACACTCCTTTATAGTAGGCGTAATAATTCTCATCGCCTTCCCCTCCATTAGTAACAACTTTCTTCTCGGTATTAGCGTCGACGCTCCACAGGGAAAGCCCCCCCTGAAGGGAGCCTCCTATAATTTCTGTTATTTTTTCATCATTATCGTCCGCCACAGGAGGAGCTACGGTGGGGAGACCTACTCCTGTACCGCTATTTTCTTTAAGTTTTCCAATGGTCTTTGCCGTGGGAAGCTTTTTAAGTCCGGCTTTTCTCAAAACGGGAACGTTTTGTCCGTCGTCGTATTCCCCTGTGACAGGGTCCCTAGTCGGATTGATTTCAGGTTTATCAGCGTGTTGATACCAGCATCCGCAGCCTCGGTATTGCCACATGCATTTATCAGAGACAATCATCCGTTTGGGAAGCTTTATGCCTTCTAGATCGAAAATTGAAGAAAGTTGGTACTTTAGAGTACTTTTATTTTCTGCTATTTTTCTTTCTATATAATAAACCTCGGTAGGAAGTTCTGCGTACGGGTCCGGTTCGTATCCTACTGGTAACTGTTGTCCGATTGAGGGTTTATCACGGAATTGTCGCGGAACGAAGTTCCTCATATCCAAATATTTGGCGAAGGTTCGTCTTCTTGTAACTTTAGCGCCAATTATATCCCCAAATTTTCTAATTTCGTGTTTAAGTAGAGCTAGTTGGTCTGATCCTGTTTCGGATTGACTGGAGATTGATAGGGTTGGTTGGGGGAGGGTTCCCTTACTACTCGTTTCAAATCCTTCGGTTAGGATAGGGGCTGGATAATAGGTGTTATTTTGCCAAAGCACATAGGAGTTGATGATTTTTATATTGTTATGGAATCTTAAGACGGAATCTTTAAGGTTTTTATTGAGGCCTATTTCTTTAGCTTGAGAGCTTAGGTTTTCGATGTGTCGAGTGGTTAGTAATTGTTGCAAGTCTATCTCTACCAAGGTAATTAAAGCTGATGGAGTAAGATTAGTTAGTTCAAAATTAAGAGATTTAATTGAACTTTCAGCAATCGCTTTAGTCGGAGGATCTAGTTGTCCATTGATATAGGGCATTTTTAATTATTCTTTTCTAAGAAGGTGGCTTTCACTGTATAGTTATCAAAAAAAGTAAAAGTACTGTTAAAACTAGAACACACAAAGAGTTTCCTGAAACCTACGTCTGCATATATAGGAGGCAGGTGTTTTATCCCAAAAGATTCAGCCCCTCTTCTTGCCCGTAAAAATTGGATAATGGCCCTTGCTTCTTTTTCGGTTCTCATTTCAAATGTTGCGGAGAAGTTAATCAATCCGTTATAGATACCATCTTGAGTACGTTGTTCGTATCCGTTTCCAAAAGCAACCGTAATGACTCGTGGAGCGTGTTCTACCGTTGCGTTATAGGAGGGTTTCCATAAGAATTGAGGTCTAACGGTACGCCCCCCAGCTCGAGCGTTACCTCCCCAAAATTCATTATTTAATTTCGGCCTTCCGGAGGAAGTAAAGGGAGATTCACCGGTAGAGGTTTTTAGGGCGTAGTAATAGTTTATTTCTTTGGGGATTCCTCTAGTGCTAGTGCCTCCCCCAATATAGATCGGAGACTGTACGATATCGTTTTTGTTATACTCTACCGTAGTGCTAAACTCGTCGATTTTATAAATACTATTTATAGCCATTTTCCCTTAAACCTTTATTTATTATATTACACGCAAAAAGTAGTGTAAAATAAAGATAAGGTAATGTTAGGAAGAATCAGGAGAGATGCGGAAAGTATCACCATTAACGGGAGTGGGATACAAGGGGTTCAGTCTATATCCGCCAACTATTCCTCCGTTGCTCAACCCCTTAGGAATTTGGGTATAAATAGTATAAAATATGCCCCTGAAGGCCCTCAAACAGCAACTTTGGATGTAAGCAATCTCCTCATTAATACTCTTTCTCCCGCGGCTCCAGCTACCTCTACCGAATTAATGCAAAACTTCACTGGTGACATCGCTTTTAGTGGCGTAGTTAACCACGGAACCAAAAATTTTATTTTTACAGAGGGTTACATGGAAACTTATTCAGTAAGCTGTGCCATAGGGGAAATTCCCAGTGTTTCTACCAGTTCTGTAATTTATGGGGAATTCGGGACGGGAACGTTGGCTAATGTGCCGACAGATAGCTACCCAAGCGTCGTAAATATTCCCAGTTATAGCTCTATGGAGATCAATTTAGATACTTTCAACACTAATCGCGTTAGTTCTTTCAATGTGGCCATAGCTACCCCTCGACTACCTTTGTATGCCGTGGGCAACGACGTACCTACAGGGGTTATAGCTGGAACTCCCGTGGAAGTTAATGTTAATTTTACTATTGAGCCTGATGACTATGAAATAAAAAACATGAGATTTGTTCCGGATCAGACAGTTTTTGAGAATACGGTAATAACTTTGAAAAAAAACAACTCTGATGCTACATTATTAACATATTCTTTTAATGACATGCTTTTAACGTCAGAATCTTTTCAAGGGGGTGTAGATTCCAACGCCCAAGTTAATTTTAATTTAAGATCATTCATTTTGAGGTAAAAATGTGTAATACTTGTAAATAAAAGGTTATGGCAACGGTATTTTACGATAAGGCAGCGGTAAGCGTCGATTTTAACGGCGCTGGTGAAACTCTTTTAGCTTCTGATTTTACTGTCAATTATTCAACTTCGGCGCAACCTTTGTACGCGATAGGCAACAAAGGTGCTTTGGGTCAGTTTCCGTCGTCGGCGCGGGTTGGAGATGTTTCTTTTAATTTTATTACCTCTCTAACTGGTCAGAATTATGGTCAAAAGGGAAACATTATTAACTTTTTAGCTAGCGGGATAAAACATTCCGTGGGGTCAACGGCTTCCGGAGTTACAATTAGCGGAGCAGGGGTTAAGGGAATCGGATTTTTGAATTCTTACAGCTTTAACGTGGCCAGTAATTCCGTCTCCACTTCTAGCGCGAGTTTTACTTTTTTTGGTCACGATAATGAGCTTCCGATGAGTGGAAGATTAGCTGATTCTACCGCTACCGTGGGGCTCGGTACTACCTCCGGTGGTTCTTTGGCAACCGGGATAGCTCACGGTAGGTATACGCCTCTAACGACCTTAAAGACTACAATAAATCCCGGAGGGGGCGACGCGCAAGTTGGAACAGTTTTTGGTGCTGACTACTCAATTTCTCTTAATCATAATCCAATTTATAAAGTGGGGCAGGAGTTTCCTACTACCTCTCTTTATACCACCGCTCAGGAATCTATCAATGTAACAGAAGATATTTTCCAATCTGGGTTGGCGTTTGACGAAACTGCAAGTGATTATACCATTGATCTGCATGGTCTCGACAACGCCTCCACCAATGATAAAATGCAATTAAAAATGATCTCTGGTAAACAGGTCTCTACTTCGATGAGCGCAGGTTTGGACGATATAGTAAGAAGCCAAAAAACTTTAACCGCCTCATATTAATGTGTTCTATACTGCCAATAACGCCAAACTTAAAATTGATGGAAATGAAATCATTGCCGCCAACGCTTCTATATCGCTAAGCGCGTCTCTTCAACCCAAGTATGATTATGACCAACGAAACACTAGGGATTTTGTCGCTAACAAGGGCATAGGTGGAACCTTAAGCTTTAGTTACTACTTGACGGGAGAAGATTATTTTAAACAATTTATTAGCGGTCAAGGGGAGCCGGTAGGAGTTCAGGCAGCGGGCTCTGTAACTTATGGGAATCCTATTTCCGGAAACTTTGGGGGACTTAATTTTGAAAGTGGTTACTTAAGTTCTTATTCCGTTAACTTTTCACCTAACGCGCCGGTTGTAGCCAACGCAACCGTTTCTTTCTTTGATGACTTAAGTACTCATAGTGATTTCACCCCCACAGAAACGGCTGCTCCTGATATTGATACCGTTTTAAATTGTCGTAATGCTAGGGTTATCACCGGAAATCATGGTTGGGATCCAGAAAGTCAGACGGAGAATATAGATAATTTTATAGCTGGGACTTACAACTATGCGATAGAAATAAACCCGGTTTACTTAATGGGTGAAACAAAACCCAGCGCTGTAAGTTACGGGGTTCAAAGCGTGAACATGAATTTTGAGCTGGACAACCCAACGGGATTTTTGCCGTTCAGTGGGTGCGATGCTATGGTATCTGTTCAAATGAAAAGTAGGATAACTGACGTCTATAACGCGGAAACTTTTACCTGTTCCGGAATCATTAATCAACGGAGTTTAGCCTCCTCTCCAAACGATTATATCAAGCATACAATAAATATAACCGAAAATGACGTCTCAGAATTTAACACAGCTCCAAAAAAGGTGATAGACAACGCAGGAGGGTCGGTGGGTATAGGAAGCTCATAAACAGGATGATAAATTAAAATGCCAGCAACTTTTTATCCAAAGAAGAGATTTCAAATTAGTGGAGAGAACGTTAATTTTATTCCGGAAATATCATTTGGTGGTGACCCCGTAGAGAACTTGGTTTACGATGGAACTACGGGAATTTCAGGGGTAGTCCCACCCGGTGCCGTAACGGCGGATCTTTTGATAAATAACGGGCTCGGGTTGGCTCCGTACGGGGTGTTGCAGGTTGTTTTAGACTCAGAGAGTCAGGTAGTGGGTGGTTATCTGGAAGACGATACCGTTAGCGGAAAAGCTGGGGAATTAATCAATATTACTGGAGAAAACTTTTACCACATTACAGATGTGAAGTTCGGGGAAACGGAAAGTACCTTTACTGTAGATTCAGATACAGAAATAAACGTTATCGTTCCAACCAATGCTGGTTACGGGGGGATAACGGTTTTTTCTTCCGAAAGAACGGGGCTAGCGGGAAGCATAACGGAAGCTAGTGGTATTTCTCCTAATTCTTTTGTTCCTATCGCGAACGTAACAGGGCTAAGTTCTGGAACTTTGTCATCGGGAGAGACCCTAACTATACAGGGAGAGTCTTTAAGCGCGGTGACGGGCGTCTCCTTTCCTCGAATGGAATCTCATCCGGCCGCTATTTCAGTTTCTGACGTCACTTCTACGTCATTGAATCTTATAATTCCCAGCGGTAGGGTTCAGGGGGCTCCTACAATGCATATGAGAAGCGGCATAAGTACAGAAGCTCTTTCTACGATTTCCTTTTCTCAAGCGGCTCAAATCAAGTCTAATATTAATTATACCGGACATACAGGGGCAAATCTGAATGTTTATGGTTGGGATTTTACCACCGGAACCCTTCACCCTATAGGGGAAATACCGGGCTCTTCTCCGAGTAGGAGCGGTTATTTGGTTCGAATAGGAGAAGAAACAGGCATGTTTGACTTGGATCCCGCTTACGTGTCTAACGTTTTTGTGGGGTTGCAGCGTTTGTCCGGCGTGATCCCTTCTGGGATACCGGTTGAGGTGAATAGCGGTGTGGTGGGGGTCGGTACTAATATAAGCTCTCTCATAAAAAGGATACCCATAAGTATTTACAGCGATAACTATCCCACCACGTACCAAAGCACAGGATCGTTTAGACCTGTTCCGGATTCCCCCACTATACTTTCTGTTACGCCCTCGTCAGGTATATCGGGAGACGCGGTAGTTATTGAAGGAACAGATTTATACAATATAACCGGGGTACTTTTTACCGGTTACCCTAGCGCTGGTAATGTAGGTTTGGGTCAAAATTTACCTATTTTGGAAGTTAGTCACGTTTCCTCTTTAGGGAACCAGATTGAGGTTAGTGTGCCGGACGACGTAGAAGTCTCTATTCCCGAAACTAATTATGGTATTATTGCGTCTGGAGCTTTCGGAGAGGCCTCGTTTGGTTTGGTTTCTGACATCCCTACGGGTTTTGTAGCGCTGGGAAAACCTAAAATAAACGAGGGTTACCCTCAGCCTGACGGGGTAGGGGTAGAAGAATTAGTGTTACCTAATAGTACTGGGATTATAGAAGGGAGCGGTATTTATTCCGGAACCAGCGTGCTCTTATACAAGGGTAGCGTTGCTAATGAAGCTAACCTACTGGGAGAACTGCCTTCCAGTGGTTACAGTACGACAGGGGGAAATAATGTAGTGGAGTTTACTTATCCTAATGCTTTTGATTTTTTACCACCAGACTTTAAAATAAGGCTAAAAAACGATAGGAGCTATTCGCTTAATTCCAAAACGATTCAAGCTTTCAGAAGGCCGATTATCAGCGGGTTCACTCCATTAAGCGGTGTCTATGGGGATAACATTACGTTGACGGGATATTTCGGTACTCCCGGAACCGGGGCGGGCGAGGTGGAGGGACCAATAGTTCCCAGTGGGGTGAGCGTTGGCCAAGTGAAGGTTTCCGAAGGTGATTTTAATCTTCTTAGCGAAAATCTTATTATATTTAAGATCCCCGATAATGCCGCCAGTAATATAGTTAACGTCGTAACCAGTGGGGGCAGCTCCTCAAGCAACCAAGTGTTAACAGTTTTTCCTCCGAAGCCTTATATTAGCGGATATTACCCCGGCGAAGGAGACAAGCCTTATATTACGGGAGTAGGTAATACGGGTTTTGCGGAAGATCAAGTATTTGGAAAGGGGAACCTTATGACAATCACTGGTTCAAGGATGAATCTCCTTACAGGAGTTTTGTTTTCGGGAACGGATGGCACTATTGGGGTTAATTCATTTGTTCAGAAGAGTAATTCCAAAGCGGTTGTCCATATTCCTACAAATATCAACCCTGAAAGCGGACATTTTATACTAAAAGATTTCGAAAACAGATCTAACGATAATGCTGTTTCCAGCGTGTATGCAAACAAGTTTCCGGTTCCATTGAATATCGCCACCGTATCGGGCCTTTCGGGTCTGTTGTTGCCTGATCCTACAACTCAGTCTACCTTGCAGCGTTTTGGATTGAGTGGACAAAATATTTCGGGGTTGGTCCCAAGTTTCCCGACTCCTACTGGAGACTTTACAAATCTGGAAACGCAGGGTTTCAGTAACCCTGTCACTTATTACGTTGACTCTAATGGAGTAGAGACTCTTACAGCAAAGGTTCCGAGGGGGATAACAAATGGATCGGTACGTCTTTCGGGATTAGGAAACTCCTTTGTTTTAGATACTAGTGAATCCTTTCTTCCCTTGGCTGCAGCGAGTACCATAACTCCGGGGCTTCCGAATCTGACGCTAGCAACTGGAACCAACATGCTTATAACCGGTTACAACTCTTACAATAGCACGGCTCAAAGCGGGTCTCGGTTGGTGGGTATTACTGGCACAGGCAATAAGGATAATACGGCTCAAGTTTATTTTTACCCAATAAACACCTACAGTTCGGGGTTAATGGGTAGTACCTCTATATGTAAGGATTCCATTACTTTTCAGCTAGATAGTGGCTTTATTGGGACAGGACGCTTCTTTATCGTAAACCCGTGGGAAGACTTTGGTGACATCGAGAGTGAGTTTCCCGATTCTTTAAGCGCTTCCGGCGACACCTTGAATAATCAAATAGCTTCTTATCCTTTTGAGTACGTTCTTCAGGGGACTAGGGTTGATGTTACGGGTTACACTCCAGCGAGGGGAGTCACGGGGGATAACGTTACCATATCGGGAGAAGGTTTTACTCCTGTTACTGGAGTATTCTTCAAAATTCCTAACGGTCCTCTTTTGGAGGCCGACTTTACATTAAACTCGGACACTCAAATAACCGCGACGATTCCCCCAGAGGGGATAGAAGCTCGGGGTATGACTGATATTATTATTTCTGGAGGGACTAATGATACGGTAGCGGATTTTGAAGTATTGTTGGACGCATCTACGGTTAAGTTTAACATTTTGTCAGAAGGAGATGTTCCTGTTGATATTACTCGAACTTCTCAATTCTCGATCGAAGAAACGCACGATGGGGTCATCTATATCGTCACTAAAACCCGATACCCCGACGGAACAACCGCGATTACAAGTAGTGTTCCCAAACTCTAAAGGTCGGCTTCTCCTATATCTATGAAATAAAGTAGCCTCAGTAACTTTTCCCTTCCCACTTTTTCGTCTATGAGCCGTATAGGCAGTTCCATGTTAAGATTGGGGTTAGGAGTGGTTAGCCAGTCACCTACATAGTCATCGTCCATTACCGAACAACACTCATTAACGAGATTTACGAATTCGATTAAGTTTTCCTTTTTAATTTCCATACTGGGTATATTTAGCGTTGAAGGGGATAGATATCCTGAGAGAGTCGGTAGGGTTAGGGTCGACATAGTGGGTGAGCCAAGAAGGAAAGATAACTATTTTTCCCTCCTTTATTTTATAAGTAAATAAACTGGTATCATAAGGATTGTCTGAACGGTACCAGTTTTCATTTTCCTTACTCTGGGGGTTAGGGGATGAGAATCTATGTTGCGAGCGAGGGTCTAAAAAATGAACAAGCCCAGAGTTTTCGGGGAAGCTTGCATAATAACAGCCTGAATAATCGTTTCCCGGATGGATGTGAGGAGGGTTGAAGTTTCCTTTCTGATTGACGTTTAGCCATGGGTCGAACCGCTCCCATTCTCCCTCATCCCAATCGTGAATTTTTTCTACCTTTTTTAGAAGCTTAAAAGTTTGAGTTTTAAAGAAAGAAAAAAGACTTTTTTCTTCGTCAAAATTTAATTCATCTCCCCCGTAAGAACTTAGAGAAGGGTTCCCCGATTGTTGGATGTGCTCTTGAGCTTTAGGGGAAGAGATAAACTCCATAACTTGGGGTTTAAACTGCTCATGGTATGGGAAATCGAATTCCCACACGTCAGTGATAAAGAGGTCGTGCTTTATCGTTCCCTGCTCTTTCTCCATTCGTCGTATTGTCTTCGGCGTTCGTTTTGGTCAATGTCCGACTTAATTTGATGTTGTCCAGACTGAAGGGACTCCATTCTTTTTAAAAGGTAATCTCTCTTTTCCCCTTCTTCCATTCTACTCAAGTATTCTAACCCCTTTTCAATAATTCTTGGGTCTACTTGAGACCTCCGAGAGGGAACGGTTACGACCTGCGCCTTAATAGAAGGGGAGCTTTTCTTTTCTTCTTTTTTAACTTCTTTTTTATCGCGCGGGTAACGGCTTGAGGAAGAGGTCTTTTTAACGACAGGTGCTTTTGTCACAATAGTCGGAAGACCGTTAGTTTCAAAGCTTAGGAGTTTGTTGTTACCGTTAGTTTCTATGAGGACAGAATCTTCAAGCACCTTCTTAAGTTCTATATTGTATTGTTTTTCGTTTATTCCGAGAGAGACAAATTTATCGGACTCTCCAGCTTTCCTAAGTACGAGATGAACCTTATTAGTACCCTTCCATCGAGTGATTCCGGTAAGAAAGACGTTCGGAGCTAAAATTCCGCTGACGGGAGGTAATATTGCAATTGGTTTTTCGCTTGTCAATTCGAAAGCATTTCTTTTGGCTATGCTTGAGTATGTATTATCGGCCCCATGAAGAGACACCGCAAAAAGGAAAAAGATTACAAGGTTTTTCATATACATCTTTACACTTTAAGATCAATTCCCTCGTCCCTTTCTACATTTAAGGAGTAGGCGGTGTTAATTGGGGTGGCGTTCCCTGCCGTTCCTGCTGGTTTTATATCGTTAATTAAATATCGAGGCCCAGCCCTTAAGTCGAACATTATTCGGTCGTATCGAACTCCAAAATACCTAAGCATTCTTTCTGTATGATCCTTGTGTTTAGCGTCTCTTGCCGTAGTCAGCACGACGGTGTCCTCCTCGGGCAACTCTTTAAGAAAGCTGACGCTTTTTTCAATTGGGGTTTCGAGTGTATGGCTGTCTTCTCCTAGAGATCTTATGGCGCTATCTATATCCTTGTTGTAGAGGTGTTTAACGATGGTTCCGTCAATATCGATGAACCAAGTCTTGTTGAGGGATTCTTCTGCTATCATAAATCTTTGTAAAGCTCCAAGCATTTTGGGTCTTTTTTAAGTCGTCCCGATTTTTTGTATGCTTCCTTGCGGAGTTCGAGAGGTAGGCTATGTTTGTTTCTTGCCCAGTTGGTTATTTTTTGAAAACAGTTTTCTACTCGAACAAAAAATCTATATTTAAAAGAGTGTTTTCGATAGTCGTCGAATATTTCTTGTTCTGTATCCCACATTTTCTGGACTTCTTCTGATTCTTTCTTGGTGGATTCTAGACGAAAGCTAACAAGTTCTTTTTTATCTACTTTTCCGTTCTTAAAGCTGAATTCGCATTCTATCCAGTACTCGTCTTGATCTTTGTTTGTTACGCGGTCGTGAAAGCGAATAGTGGTATTCCTTTTTACTTTCTCCCACTCTTCGAAGGGGCGAGCTTCCTTTTTCTTTTTGTAAAGATATTGACGGTGGACTTTATAAAGGTCCATTAGATTGTCTAGGTCTTTCGTTTGGAAGCGGTGGCTTTTATCCAACAGCTTCTCGTTCTCTTTGTCTAGTAGACTCCGAAGATATCCCTTCGGCACCATTATCTCGTCGAACATTCCCATTTTTTTCCTTGTATGTAACCCCGCATCCATCTGCGGAGGTGTTTAAAGTTTCATTTATGATTAAAATTACCTTTTCTGAAAGGGGGTATTCCCTTTTTAGCATTTCGTCAGCTATGGTAAGCGCTTCGTATTCGTTAGCATTTTCTATTTCAAGGTTGCAGGAACAAGTAATTATGGTTTTTTTACTCATTATCTTTCTTGAGTAAAGTCTCTGTTATGAGGGGTAGATTAGCTGAGGAAATGATTTCCCGAGCAATCTCAACGGGAACCCCGCGTTTTAAGAGGGTTTGGTGGAGACTGTTTCCCTTGGCAATATATTCTCTTAACGAAGCCAGTAAAAGAGAAGTGTTGCCTGTTGGGGTATGGCTCAATTTAAGCTGGTTCGGCGATAGCTGCCGTTACTTTGGCTTCAAGCACCTTAACCCTTTCGTTAGCTTCGACGGCTCGGTTAGCTGCTTCTGTCGCCATGGAATCTATTTCTGTGGCGTGAGAAGAGGCTTCTTCAGCGGCATTTCGTGCGTCGTTAGCTGCATCTTGGGTGGCTGCCGCACAGCGGCGTGAGGACTCTAACATTATTTTAAGATAATTAGACATACATCATATATTTTATCAGTTATTCTCCTTTTTCAAAAATTTTTTTAAGGTTTTGTAGTTCTTTCAGGAAGTCGGCTGACATTTCTACCTTTATAGCGTCCTCGTCGTCCATTATCGGCATGTCCGTTATTATTTTTTTATATTTTTTAATTAAATTGGTTATAGTGCGGTGGGTTTTTCTAGGCTTTTGTCTCTCAAATTCTGATATATTCATTCTTTTTCTCCATATTGTTTTTGACTCTACCCATTAGGTTTAAAAGGTCGTCCATTTTTTTAAATTCTCCGTTAAGGACCTTTCCGCGATTGTTTCCCAGTTCTAGAGAAACCTCCATGAGCTTGCATACAGCTTGTTTTAACATAAAGGATTCTTCGCTATAGAGGAAGTCTGACATACTTATCTAAACTCTATTACATTCAGGAAGCTCACCTAGGGAATTTTTAATTAAAGATTAAAATAATTAGCCTGAAATTTGAGATTTCCGTAAAAAGTATTAAATCCTCGATGCCCCAAAGAAATGTCCGGAAGGACGGTAATTTCTCCTCCTAAAGACTTCCAAAGCTTGCAGAACCCGTAGTCTTCGCTTTCGTACTTCTTTGTCTCAGGGTTCACTTTGCACTGAAAAATGTCATAGAAATTGTCTTCGGCCTCCATGTAGCCATCAATATCGTTAACGTATTTTATTTCGGGTCTAGCTTCGATAATCTTTTCAATACAGGAACGGCTGATCAGCATGAAGCCCGTGGCAGCGTAGTTGGCTTCTACCGGTTGTCCATTTTTACTCTTAGAGTAGGACTCTCGGGGGAGCTCAGTCGAAAAGTCAGTAGCCAAATGTCTCCATTGCTCAGGGAAGTTTCTAGAAGCTCCCATGACTTGCATTTTTTGATGACTCCAATACTTTTTGGGGTAAACTCCAACCACAACTTCCTTCTGCTGATCCACCAACTTCAAAACGTCATGAGCATCGAAGCTTACGTCCGTATCTACAAAAAGCAGGTGGGTGTATTCTTTAGCTAGCATGAAGGCGACAGATGCATTTCTTGCTCTACTTATAAGACTCTCAAACCAAATAGATCTCATGCCGAGGTTAATATTCTTTTGGCGACACAAAAGCAGCAGGTTTATGGTGCTCATCATGTAGTCAGAGTGAACCATCCCCGTGTAGCCTATCACAGGGTAGAAGATATTTATTTTTGAGTAATCTAATTGGGGAGACGAGTTATTCATTGATAAGGAGAGCTACTTCAAGAATTCTTTTTTTGTTTATTGGTTTCATTCTTTTGATCTCAAGATTTTTCCCATAAAGACTACCCTCAAAACCAAACAAATGAACTTCTACCCCATTTTCAAAGGCACAAATTGCTAGGCCGTGCCCATAGTTTGTTTCACAAAGGTAAACCCCTTTTTCGCATTCAAGCTCCACGTTTGCAGTGGGAAGGCCCATTAAAGAAGCCTCTCCTTCTCCATGTATCACCCTAGGCATTAAATTTTATCTTATGGGGCATGCTCCACCTTCACATTCGAGTCCTTCCAATACGTGACCGTTCCCAACTTTGGTGGGAGTTACTTTTTTGACGGCCATAGAAAGTTTTTTATAAGTCTCTGCGTCTATCTGTTCGTAAGGAGCCTGATCGAATCCATGATCTTGGTGAAGAAGGAACGATACGCTTTTAATGTTGTTTTTATAATTCTTTCGGAGCCACTCTTTTATTTCTTGGAGTTCTTCTTTCTTATAGTAGACAGTGCAGGAGACAGCGTTGTCGGACCACTCTTTTTGAATCTTCTTTACTAGATCTAGTTGATCTACCGCTTTCATATCTTTCGCAAGCTTTGCGCTTTTTCCCGACCGACAGGGGAATTCAACGATCACCGTGTCTCTATTCAATGAGCCATCAAAGTTTTTTACGTATTCGACATGGTAGTTCATCTCTCTGCAGGTCTGCACAAGCGCATCTTCACTTGACATCCTGACGCGACGAATGTAATACCGCGAATAAGCGGGATGGACTCCGGGGGTCGCTCCCGCTAGCAAACTAAGTGTTCCGCTGGGCTTGACCGTGGTTAACTTAATGCTTTCTGGCCAGCCTTGTTTCTTGCTCCATTCTTGATCGTACTTGCGAAGGGCTTTATAGCACGGGTCGAGCCATTCTAATTTTCCGTTATCGGTAGATTGACAAATACCAGTGATGCCCTGCCCTATCCTAAAATTTTTGTGAACTATTTTATTAGTGTCTTCGTGAATGAATGGAAGAGCGCAGATTGCTTTTTGAGTTTTATAAAGAAGAGTCGCGCATTCAATCATTTCTTCTTTGGATTCAATATTGTTTAAATAAAGCTCTGCCAAGTTGCAGCACTCCTTGTCCGCGAGGGAGATTTCTCCGCAAGGGTTGGTGCCTTCGCAGTTTTCTTTGCTTTTTTCCCCGGTTCTTCCAAACTTGGAACTCAAGTTAAGGTTAAAAAAGCCATAAGGTTCCCCGTTCCCTGCATAACCATCCCAAATACCTTCGGCAATGTGGTCGTAACTGTCACAATAGATGGTGTTGTTGCTCATGGCCCTCCAGTTCGGAATGTTACCCAAATCCCATCTTTTAGCCTTGATGTACAGGTAGTCATCTGGGTCCCCCAAGGCTATTTCTGCGGAGCGTCTAACGTTTCCAGCCACTACTACAGACCCAATAATATTTGCAATATCTAAAACGTCTAGGCTTCGAAGCTTCTTGCCTTCCCTTTCTTTTATTACTCCTCCTATCTTATTTATCCCTTCGATTAAGATCTCCGGGCCACTAGCGGTTCCCCCAAACCCTTGAATGGGTTTTCCAGCACTCCGGACGAGAACAGTTGAGTAACTAAAAGATTCACCTGAGACGAAATAAGAGTCGAGCACTTTGGCTAATAAACGTACCCATCCTTCTCGGCTATCGGGGACAATAAAGTCGGCATCATTAGTGTTCTGGACAGTTATGTTTACTTCTTTTTTTACGCGAGGAAGTTCATGGATGTCTTCGCGCCTAATGGAGTAACCTACTCCGCCCCCCAGCATAAGGTTTTCGAAAATGAAACAAAAATCAGTGGGTTTTTTGATAGCGGTGAACCAGCAGTTCAGCAAGCTGTTCCCTCCAAACCTGTCTACGGTGGAGGTGCCGAGCTGCCATAGTCCTCGGCCAGCAAAATTGCATTTTAAATTAAAAACCAAATCGAATAGTTTTTCAGCTTCCTTTTTTGTGTATCCTGCGCCGATTTTTTGAGCTCCGTTAATACATCTCGCTATGGTTTCGTACCATTCTTCAAGAGTTCCATTCTCCTTGACGCGAGAATAGGTTCGCTTGTAAACGATGTAGCCTAAGCCGTTGAAGCCCCACTTGGGCTGTTTGTTTTTGTACTTCTTGAGAAAGTCGTTAGTGATGATAGTGGTGTCTTGTTTCATTCTGTAAATCTGTAGGGATTACGACCTTTACTGAGGTCGTAGGAGAAGCATAGGGGTTTCGGGGAGAACTGTCAAGCTATTTTTCGATGATTTCTAGTTTCTCGTCCGTTTTCTTTTGTAGGTTTATTAAATATTTTTTTGCTTCCGTCAACCCTTCTTCGGTGTGAGGGAACGCGCCGTATGACCATTTTCTTTTCTCCGATTCAATAAGGTAGTATTTTTTATTTTTTTTGTTTTTTGGCATGTTCCTCGAGCATTTGAGAGATCGTCTCTTCGAGATCTTCTATTTTCTTTTCTAGTAAATCCAGTTGGTCGTTTTCAAACTTCATTCTTGTCATTAGAATGTTCACCTCTTTAAGGTTTTGGGAACAGGTATCTTCAATGAACTCGTCGGTGGAGTAGCTCCATCCTTCTTCCTCTTCGTCCATCTTAGCAAAGAGTTCCTCAGCTCTCTTCTCCCAGAAGTCGACGCTTTGAGCGCTAATTTTGGAGGCTTCTACGACTTCCTTTTTTTGGTCGAGAAGTTTTTTTAATAAAGTATCAATCTTCATTTTCTAAAGTCTCCCTAATTAGTTTAAGTTTATTTGTTACGAAACTTTCCCCCGGATTTTTAACGGGGTCTTTACTTTTAAGTTTCGCGTCTTGCCAGATAGACGTATCTATTACCTGATTGAGCAGCGTAAGTATCTGCTTGTAAGTAGTATGCGTGATGACTCTGTCCTCGCTCATTTGAAAATATCCTACTTCAAAAGTAAAAAATTGTCAAACTCAATTTCGTCCCAAGTCGTTGCCTTGGAAGACTTTCGGTGTTGGGAATAGCATACAGCCAGACGCTGTTTGGGGTCTTTGTACTCTTGGTTCATGGTGGGGCTGGCCATGCAAGAATTAATGAAGTCTTCTTTTTTCTGGTCTTTTCGAGGAGATGGAAGCGGCATACCTATAATTACACAAAAAAAACCGGGCCGAAGCCCGGTTTTCAGAAAACCCTTTTATTTTATTTTTATTTCTTTGGGTTTGTGTTTGTTTTTTTGTTTAAACGTTAACCGAAAGACCCCATTCTTCAATGAGGCGTCCGCTGAGGACAGGTCGGCTTTTTCTGGGACCTCGTAAGCTTGTCCAAACTTAACTTCTTTGCCCCTTTTTGTGGTTTTTCCTTCCAAGTTGAGGTGTCCGTGCTGATCTAATCGGACTTTGACGTCCTCCTTAGAAAAACCGGGCATTTCTACCTCAAATACGTAATCTCCATCTTCTTCTGCGAAAACGGGATCAAAAGTCTTTTCTATCTCTGTGAATAACGGCGTTGCGAAATCAAGCAAGCCCCTGCCAAAAGTATTATGTAAATACATAACGTTCTTTTAGCAAGGGCTGTGCCATAGTGTCTCTTTGTACTAACTTCAGCCTCTAGCGAGGAGAGAATACCCCCTATTTCATTGGCCGAAGTGTGCCTTTTGCTCTCGCATGATTCTTAGATGAGGAAGGCTAACCTCTCCTTTTGTGAATCTGTTTTTCGTGACCGGTGGGTCACAAAGTCTCGTAAGATAGGGACCGTATGTCGTACATTGAAATCTTTTCCGTAACGGATGGGTTGTCAAAGCGCGAAATTAAAAAGTATTCTTCGTCTATAACCTTTTCTACCTTTCCCCTCCATCCTCCGTTTTTAATGACATGAACATCAGCTCCTATCATCTTGACGTTGTGGGACATTATCTCTGCGTAAGCGGGGTTTTTTTGCTGCATTGTATATTATTGTCCGGAGCTTCCGAATCCTTGCTCTCCCCGTGAAGACTCTTCTAGTGTTTTCATAGATTTCCACTCAACAGTATGACATTTCTCAATAATCAGTTGAGCTATTCTGTCGCCCGGTTTTATTTCCGTTCTGTTCGCTGATCCAAACATTGCTTCAAAAGCATTAGGTTTTAAATTATAACCCTCGAAGTTCAAGTTTATCAATAAAACTTTTACTTCGCCTCGATAACCGGAATCTATTACCCCGGCCATCACGTCTATACCTTTCTTACACGCTAAACCGCTCCGTGGGGCCACTCTCCCGTAAAAACCTTCGGGAATTTCCACGTTGATTCCTGTTGAAATCAGCTTTCGCTGAAAGGGTTCGAGAGTGACGTATTCTCTGGAGAAAAGGTCATATCCTGCGTCAGATGCGTTTGCCCTGAAGGGTTCTTTTCCTTCCGGATTTAGTTTTGAGTATTTAATTTCCATATTTAATACATTCTACGTTATAAAACTCTAAAATCTCTAAAGCGTTTGCGTCTCGCTTGTAGACGTCCCGATAAATAACCTTGGAGATTCCGTATCCAGCTATCATTGTCGCGCAAGCAGAGCATGGAAGTAACGTTATAGCAAGCATTTGAGCTTCTCCTTTTTTAAAAAGACTTAAACAGTTCACTTCGGCATGAATCATGAATTTTCGGCGGTGATCCCTATTTCTCCAAAAATCATACCCAACGTCCTTCCCTGTAGCTAATCCGTTGTATCCCACAGCCACTACCATATGCTGCTCATTTAAAGCGCACGCTCCCACTTTCACGAAATGATCTTCACTTCGGCTCGATACCGTTTCGGCAATATTGAGGGCGTATTCTTCCCACGGAATCCTCACAAGGCCTTGAGGTTAACTTTTAGGGGGGAGAAAGTCAAGAAAAAAAACCAACTTTCCCGGGGACTCTTTGCGACAGAACTTTTTCAGAAATCTTGTCGAAAAAAAGGTTGACATCCCTCCCCGTTTGAATTAAAACATTTGCGTGTACGAAAAAAAAACGGTCCGAACCCGTTTTGTCTTTGGGGAGAAATCCCAGAGTTTTCTGCCGGGAGTCTCATCGCGGGTGTGGAGTTCGCTACTCACATTCTTTGGCAGTTTAAGCGAGCCCAATGCGACTGGGCAGAAAAAAAACCGTTGGTTAAGTTCCAACCTCGTGCCCGAGGTGATGAGCATGACAGAGGTGAATGTAGGTTATTAGCATGGTTCCTACTGCCTTAAGAAAGGTACTCTGTTGTTAATTTTAGTTAACTGGTCGCGCTTCCGTCGTTTGGCCTACGACATTAAACAAGAAGAGCCCCTCAGAAAAGTTCTGTTAAAGGAAGCCACTTGCCCCCTGAACTCGGGGGCAGTGGCTTCAGTATTTTTCCTTGAAAAAGTTACTGTCAATAGGCTGAGTTCAACATAATTAATACTAAATGAAGTTTAAATATAAAAACATAGGTATCGCTGGTGTCGCTGGATGCGGAAAGAATACTTTAGCGGAGATAATAATAAAATTATTACAAAGATTAAATCTACCGTACCGGGAGCTTTCTATAGCAAATAATTTAAAAAAGGAATTAAGTTCTTCCTCCCGTACTCTTTACGGAATCGATTCGATGGACTGTACACGTAGAGAAAAGGTCCTTATAAGACCTTTTCTTGTGGCCCATGGGAAAATAAAACGGAATTCTTCCGCTGGGAGGCATTGGGTAGATTTATTAAATAAAGAATTAGACCCGCAAAAAATTAATATTATTACGGACCTTAGGTATGACGAGTACGAAAAGGACGAGGCTTATTGGATAAAAAAGGAGATAAATGGAGTCTTGATTCACCTTTCTCGTTATAACGAAGTTAACGGCCAGAGGGTCTACATAAAGGCGGCTAACGATGCAGAAAGGGAAAACGATCCCAAGATAAAGAAAAAAGCTGACTTTATTTTAAACTGGAAGTCCGAAAAAGATTTAACAAAAAAAATAATTTCTTCCTCTCGTTTGCTAAAATGGGTAAAGAGGTTATATGTTTGAAGGTTCTCCCCTCAATGATCGTTCATGTCAGCCAGTTATAGCATATAGCGGGAGAAACGCCGAATTAACTCTGCATCCTTTGTCCATGACCCACTTTCATGGGTTAAATTTTAATGATTTAAGTTCTCTTTTTTCTTACGATATTAAGATTTCCCGTTTCGATAGTCAGTTATTTTCCAATGATTCTGATGTAAGTTTCGCTTTTATGGTAGAAAGTCAGGTGAAATCGGACAATTTCTACGAAGACCCCTTTAACGACGCTAATGTTTTTTTGGAAAAAGATTTTAATAATTTAATCGAATACTGTATAATATTACCGCGTATGTTCAAGAGGCATCATCGCTATGTCCTTAATATGGAAGAGGATAGTGCTTGCTCTTTTGGAGATTTTGCGGATAAGGTTGAGGCATGGAAGAAAAACACTGGGATACTGTAAGTGATAATTATCTAGCTGAAAGGATTAAGGGCTCTAATTGCGAGAGAAGCTTAATAGAACTGATAGGGCGCCATTCCGGACTATGTTTTAAAATAATGACAAGATACTCTAAAAGCTTCTACGCCAACAATATAGATATTGCCGAAGCCTCAACAGATAAAAATTTGATAATTTGGAACTCCGCTAAGAGTTTTAGCGCCGAAAAAAATGTCAAGTTCTCTACTTGGCTAGCGAACCAAGTTAAATATAGCTGCCTCAACGCTTTAAACAAAAAATCCAAAGACCGCCTCGTAACGATGGAAGATGAAATGTTGGATAACCTTAAAGAGACCCAAGCCGAAGACGAAAAAGATACCCTCTTTGAGTTTACTGACAATATCCTCGCTCAGTTAAAAGACGAAAGAATAAAAAAAATTTTTTCTATGAGGTATTCTCGTAATCATAAGAAACCTTCATGGTGTGTGGTGGCTCAACAAATGAGAGTAAGCACGCAAACGGCTATTAATCTTCACAATCGAGGCATCCAAATCTTAAGAAAAAAAATAGAAAGCGAAAAATTTCTAGACTCTGTTTAAAAAAGTATTGACATCCCTCCCCGGGAGGTATAATATAAGGACTCTTATGTCGGACGAACAAAAGAACAACGAATGGAAAGAGCGCGAATTAGGTGCTCTTTGGGTAAAGAAGAGCCTCTCAGGCACGCAATACATGACTGGACACATCGAGCTAAAAGATGCTTCCGGCAAGGTGCAGCTGGTGGTCTTCAAGAATAAACACAAATACAACGAAGACGGAACCGTCTCTAACGACAAGGCTCCGGATTTTCGCTTGTACAAAAGCGAAGACCGTGAACAGCGGCAAGGGTCTGGAGGAGAAGCTTCTCAGGAAAAGGCCGCAGCCACGACTTCAACAGACGAAGAATCATTGTTTTAAATGTCTGAGTTTGCCTTACATCTACCGCTTAACGGTGTAAGTTTTGGGCAGGTTAGCACGTCTCTTCTGCGTGAGTTTCACCGGAAGGGCGTGCAGCCTTGTCTATTTACAATAGGTCAATCTGACTTGTCTTCGCAAGAAACGCCCGAGGATTTCAATAAGTGGATTGAATCGGGAATAAAAAAAGCGTTTGAACGCTACGACAGAAGTACGCCTATATTCAAGCTGTGGCATTTAAATCACGACAGCCTGACTTCCTACGCGAAAGAACAAACTCTTTTCACTTTTTATGAGTTGGACCACCCAACATCAATAGAGGTGAACATAGCCAATAATCAAAAAACTATCATCGTAAGCTCCAACTACGCGAAAGAAACCCTAGAAAAGTTCGGTGTCGAAAATTGTAAATACATACCCCTCGGCTTCGATAAGGATAATTTTAACGCTAAAAAAGAGGAATATCTTAAGGACAAAATCGTCTTTAACCTAACGGGTAAGCTGGAAAAAAGAAAACATCACAAAAAAGTAATACAAGCGTGGCTCAAGAAGTACGGAAACAATAAAGACTACGTTCTTCAATGCGCTATAGCTAATCCCTTCATGAAAGAAGAAGACTTTAAAGCCAGCGTAAGCCAAATTATGGAAGGCAAGTCTTACTTTAATGTTAATTTCCTTGGCATGATGCAAAAAAATAGCCTTTATAATGATTTTCTCAATTCTGGAAACATTATTTTGGGTATGTCAGGGGCCGAAGGGTGGGGTCTTCCCGAGTTTCAGTCGGTAGCCTTAGGGAAACATGGGGTTATTTTAAATGCTTCGGCGTACAAAGATTGGGCGACGGAAGAAAATAGTGTCATGGTAGAGTCGAATGGGAAAGAAGACGCAGTGGATGGAATATTTTTCAAAAAGGGAACCCCATATAATCAGGGTCAGATTTTTACCTTTGATGAAGAAGCGTTCATCGAAGGGTGCGAAAAGGCAATAGAAAGATATAAGGCTTCTCCCGAAAACACAGCAGGTCTAGATCTTCAAAACGAGTTTACATACGAAAAGACGGTTGAAGCTATAACGGAGGTTATGGATGCCTGAATACCTTTACGAGAATCCCGACACGGGAGAGCAGGTTAGCGTTTGGCAAAGTGTCCACGAAGAGCACTCTTATGAAATTGATGGAGTACCTTTCAACCGGGTTTACACAGTCCCGAACGCTTCAATAGATACGCGAATAGACCCCAATTCTCTGTCCGAATTCAGGGAAAAAGCCAAAGGAAACCTAGGGGATATCTGGGATCAGTCAGCCGAAGCTTCCGAGAAGAGAATCAAAGAGCAGGGGGAAGACCCCGTAAAGAATCAATTTTTCAAAGATTATTCAGCGAAAAGGAAAGGGGCCAAACACCCCAAAGACCCAAATAGACTCAAAAAATCAAAAGATTTCACCATTGAATGATAAAATTATATTAGTAAGTGATTTTTTTATTGATGATTTTGTAGGTGGAGCAGCTTTAAATGACGAAGAGATGTACAAGCTCTTATCTGAGCGCTTTGATGCACAAAAAATAAAAAGTCGTTACCTGTACGAGGGGTTCATCCAAGAGAACCTTGACTCCTTCTTTATAATTTCCAACTTCTTCGGGATTAGTCCCACGATTCGCGACCTTATACAAAGTAAGTGCAAATATATTCTGTATTGCCATGATTACAAGTTCGTACAGCACACCAACCCCGCGGCATACCCCGATCAAATTGTTCCACCTAGAGATTTAATCAATGTAGAGTTTCATAAACATTCCCATAAAATAATTTGCCAAACCCAATTTCAGAAAAATATTTACGACAAAAATCTTAAGTGTCCGGATAAAACCGTAAGCTTCTCCGGAAATTTATGGTCAGAGGAACACCTAAATCTTCTGGAGAACCTTTTAAAAACAGAAAAAAACGAAAAGTACGCCATAGTCAACTCTCCTTACCCACAAAAAGGGGTTAAAGAATCGGTGGAATTTTGTAAGAAGGAAAAATTTCCATATGATATTATCGAAGATCCCGACTACGAAAAATTTCTCAAGAAGCTTTCCAAATACTCTCGTCTAGTTTTCTTTCCCTCTACCCCCGAAACTTGTTGTCGATTGGTTCTGGAAGCGAAGATGATGGGAGTTAAAATAGTAACCAACAGTTTGGTAGGGTGCACCTACGAACCTTGGTATGTTAAAGACGGAAAAGAGATGATAGATTTTATGAGAAATAAGCGTAAAGGGTTTAGGGATTTCTTTAGAAGTATTCGCGGATGAAAAATAACATATTAATAATTATTTAGGATGATATGGAATGAAATTCTTTGCTTGGGCGATTCGTTAACTTACGGAGCCAGAGATTGCTATGGAAGATCTTACCCTGTTGAGTTAGGTCAAATACTGTATAAAGAGACAGGAGAGCTTTACGTATGTCACAATTACGGAGTTAACGGAGAAACGACAGCGGACCTCCTAAGGAGATCATGGTCTATTCTCAAATCTAACAGAGAATGCAAAATCGCGCTGTTGTTAATCGGAACTAATGATACCAAGAGGCCAACGCCCTTAGAGGTTTACGAAGACAATATGAGACAGCTTATAATGTCAATAAAAGCTAACGGAATGAAACCTATAGTAGGGACCCTGCCTCCGTTAACTTTTTCTCCCGCCTATGCTCAAAACAGAGAATATACAAAAAAATATTCGGAGATTATTAAAAAAATGTCAGTGGCTTCTAGGTACAATTTTGACGTGTGCAATCTTCAGGATCTGGGGTCGTTTTTATTAGACGGGGTACATTTTGACAATGACGGCTATAAAGAAGTCGCAAAAAGATTCAGCGAAAGCATATTGAAGATGACATGACAGCGGGGATAATAGGAAACACTACCTTAACAAAGAAAGTGGTAGACTTCCTCTTGTCGAAGGGCGAGGTCATAAAGTACATTTTTGGTCTCCCCGAGGAAGACTTACGAAATAAATCAAACGCCTGCGACCTTAAGCCTTTATGCCATAGAGAAAGCATAAATTATATTCAATCCAATGACTGGAACTTAATTTTAAACCAAAAAGTAGATGTAGTTTATGAAATGGGAGATTCTCGCTTAGTGCCAGAAGCGTTTATTAATAAACATTATGTGGTGGGGAATCATGGAGCAGTCCTACCACTCATTCAAGGGGGAGCTTCACTAGTTTGGGGAAGGATGCTTAACGACGGCAAGTGGGGAGTTTCCCTAATGAGATTAAAGGAAAAAATAGATCAAGGAGATATTCTAAGCGTAAAAAACTTAGATTATTGCCCCGTTTCTACAACGATGAAAGATTTTGTTGAGCAGTGCGACGAAGCCACACTGTCTTGCGTCAAGGAAAACCATAATAACTTTTCAATAATTGACACCAACGTTGCCCCGACTATTAGGGTACCAAAAAAGAAAGATTCTCAAGAAGTAGTAAAAATTTTAAAATTTTCCTTGGATAATAATATCAGCGTCTATCTCCCCCCTAGGAGCCCTGAAGAATCTGTACTTAAAAAGGAATGGAACTCAGACTTTGCCGAGGCCTTTAAAATAGCCAACGATTATCCCTATCCTAAATATACAGCGTGAATAAAGATATAACAGTAATACTAAACGGTTATCGACGACCTCATACTTTAGCGCCCCAGATCGAGGCAATAAAAAAGCAAACGCTCCCCCCCGAGTGCGTTATGTTTTGGCAAAATAAAGATAGCGATGAAAAATTTGATTACAGCCTTTTAAATAGTTGCGTAGTGACGGCTAGTAATGCGAATTTTGGAGTATGGGCTCGTTTTGCTTATGCCCTTAACGCAACTACTGAATATGTTTGTGTGTTTGATGATGACACCATTCCCGGATCAAAATGGCTGGAGAACTGCGTAAATACAATGAACAAAAGAGAGGGGCTGTTAGTCGCTAACGGCATAACCTTTTTAGACGAAGATTACATTAAGTACGATAGGCATGGATGGGTAAACCCTAATGAGGAGACAGTTCAAACTGATACCGGAGGCCATAGCTGGTTCTTTAAAAGGGAATGGTTGGGAGCATTTTGGAGAGAAGCCCCACTAATAGACAAGAAACTTAGGATAAGCGGGGAAGATATGCATTTTTCTTACGCTGTTCAGAAATATTTAAATTTACCAACCCTTGTACCGCCTCATCCGAAGGACGATTTAGAAATGTGGGGATCACACCCCCAACTCGCCTTTAAGTACGGAGTAGACAAAAATGCTATCTCAGTTAATTATCACGCTAGCCACTTTGGGGAAGCCTTACAAGCTACCATAAAGAAAGGTTTTAAGTTAATGAAAAAATGAAGAAGATATTAATATGTTACGGGACTCGCCCCGAGTATATCAAAATTTTACCCATCCTCGAAAACGGTCTGGTGCAGTATCAAAATATTTCTTCACTGTGTACAGGTCAACACACAGACTTACTAGGAGGAAGTTCAAAACCTAATTACTCTCTCGAGATTAACAAGTGTGCCCCGAATAGACTTAATTCCATTTTCTCTTTCCTAACCGGGTCTTATGCTTTTGATCAAATTTTGGAAGACGGTTTCACCCACGTCATGGTTCAGGGGGACACGGCGTCAGCCTTCGCTTGTGCTTTGACCGCATTCAACAAAGAGCTACAGGTAATTCATCTCGAAGCAGGACTGAGAACACACGACAAGAGGCACCCATACCCCGAGGAGACTTACAGACAAAGCATTTCTCGTCTAACTGATATACACTTATGCGCCACTAACGCAAACAAAACAAACTTAGACAACGAAAACATAAAAGGAGAAATACATGTAGTGGGGAACACCGTTCTTGATAACCTGAAAGACGTAAAGATTAGCTACAATAACGATATATTGATAACTCTGCATCGAAGAGAAAACCATAAATCCATGCCGTTCTGGTACAAACAAATAGAAGACATAGCCTCGGACAACCCCGATTTAAATTTTATTTTTGTGTCTCACCCCAACCCGGATTCCCGATGCACCCTTAAAAAACAGTTAAGTAACGTTAGCATTATTTCGCCCGTAGCTCATAAGGAATTCATTAAGAGAATAGGAGCGTGCCGCTTTTTAATTACTGATAGCGGAGGACTCCAAGAAGAAGCCTCATTTTTAAAAAAGAAAGCTATCGTTTGCAGAGAGACCACGGAAAGGCCTGAAGCGTTAGGAACATTCACATCCCTATGTAAATTAGTGGGAGAGCTTCCCGAGCTCTTTAACAAAACAAAAGAAGACTTCATCCCAGAAGGAGAGTGTCCTTTTGGAGACGGTAAAGCAGTAGAGAAGATATTACAGATATTATGAAAGTTACAGTAACAGGGGGTAGAGGTTTCATCGGGAGCCATTTCATAGAGAGTGCCCTAGAAAAAGGGTGGAGAGTTTACGATATAGACAAGATGGGATACGCTTCTCACCGAGCACTTCCTTGGGATAAAGATAAAAACTATACGCTAACGCATGGTAACATTGCAAACATACGACATCTTCCCACTTGCGATATAGTTGTTAATTTTGCCGCAGAAAGCCACGTGGACAATTCTATAACCAACTGTGCCCCTTTTATAGAGTCAAACGTTATAGGAGTGCACAACCTGCTGGAACTTATAAGAACCAAGCCGAAATACAAACGCCCTCTCTTTTTTCACATTAGCACGGACGAAGTTTACGGAGACATAAACGAAGGATCCTTCAAGGAAAACGACAAGCTTAACCCTAGTAATCCCTATTCAGCGACCAAAGCCTGCTCGGAGATGCTAATTAACTCTTATCACCGAACCTACGGACTTGAGTATGTCGTAAGCCGAAGTGGCAACAACTACGGAAGCAGGCAGTACGAAGAGAAGCTGGTAGCTAAAGCTATTTCCTGTCTAAGAGACGGTAGCAAAATACCGCTACACGGAGACGGCTCTTATGTAAGGGACTGGACTTACGTAAAGGATAACGTCGACGGTATAATGAGCATCATAGAAAAAGGAATCACAAATGATTGTTTTAATATTGCGGCCAATAACCACCTCACAAACAAAGAAGTGGTTCAGACTATAATAAAAAAGTTTAATAAAACAGACGCGGAGATACAGTATGTAGAGGACAGGTGGGGTCAAGACACTCGCTATTCCGTTGACACCTCCAAGATAACCCAAGCTACAGGATGGCAACCCCTGCATGTCGGGCGACTTAACTTAGACTTTATAGATGAAGAACTATAGAGAAGAATTTGACAGGATTTTAGCTCTCGTTAAAGGAAGGATCCCTTTTGCTTTCTCTCGTTTCTCAGACGGAGAGGTTACGGTGCTGCGAAACAAGACCGTCGTTCTTGCTGAAGACCACTTCATCCAAGGAGATATTCACGGCGACCAAAAAGTTTATGCTAACAGCTACATGCCTGAGGAACAAAAAAGCTTTATCCCTTCCCTCAATAAAAGAGAGTACGAAAAACTCATAGAAGCTTTCAAATTTAAGAAAAAAAATTACATAAAAGGTATTCCGGGACAGAACAGTTTGGATGGCGGACAATCTTGGAAATTTTGTACGGAATTGTACGGCCCGGACGACTGGGAAAGTTTATCTTTTTGTAACGTGATGATAAATGGAAACTATTCTCGTTTTATTAAAGAAATGCTTCCTTTGTTCGAGGGTAAAGATATAGTTTTGGTGGCCAATGAGAACTCCAAACTCGATCAGCTTCCATTTGAGGTAAAAAAATTCTTTGCTGTCGGAAGCAATTGCATGGTAAATAATTTCGATCTACCGGAAGAAGTGGGGGAATGGATAAAAAATAACAACATAAAGGACCACCTTTTTCTTTTTTCGGCCGCTACGCTGAGTAATTTTTTATGTTACGATTTATTTAGAAGGCACGACAACAACCAGTATATGGATATAGGCTCCTCGCTGGGGCCTCTCCTTCAGTTGGAGGGATGGAAGTCTAGCAGAACCTATCTATTAGCTTATTGGGGAAACGTAGACCATCCCGTCCTACATGAAGAGGACGTTTGGAGCTGAAATGAAAATAACGATACTAACAGATAACCCCAATAGCTGGATCATTCCTTTTGTAGAGAGGTTTAAAACTTTTCTACAGGAAAACCATCAAGTTTCCCATGTCGTCGACAAGAAATCGATAACATCGGGAGACATCCTGTTCATGCTATCGTGCGAAAAACTTGTTCCTCAGAAAATTTTAAATTTAAACTCCAACAATATAGTGGTTCACCCTAGCGCTCTACCTAAAAACAGGGGATGGTCTCCACTTACGTGGCAAATACTAAAAAATAAAAACACTATACCTGTATCACTTTTTGAGGCCGAAGAAGACATTGACAGTGGCCCTATTTATTTACAAGAAAATATAGAGCTGGATGGTAGCGAACTTATCGACGAAATAAAAAAGAAGCAAGGAGAAACCACATTAAAACTTTTGAAAAAATATATCGCTAACCGCAACGCCCTGATACCACTCCCACAGGAAGGCGAACCCTCGTTTTGCAGCAAGATCACCCCAGAGCATAGCGAAATAAATATTTCGCTTTCGATTAAAGACCAATTCGACAGGCTAAGGGTAGCGGATAACGAAAGGTATCCAGCCTTTTTCCACCACAAAGGAACAAAGTATATTCTTAAGATTTACAAGGAAAAGAAATGAGAAACCCTTTTGAAATAGTTGAATGGTTCGAAGAATCTATCGCTGAATATACCGGCGCTCCTTACGCTATTGCTTGCGATAGTTGCACCGACGCCATATTTCTTTGTTGTAAATATTTACAAGTACAAGGCTCAACAATAACAATCCCCGCTCGCACTTATATTTCTCCCCCTCAATCTATATTGCAAGCGGGAGCAAAGGTGGAATTTGAAGATATTGAATGGAGCGGAATTTATCAACTTAAACCTCATCCTATTTACGACTCAGCTAAGCGCCTTACTTCCGGCATGTATATACCGGGCTCGTATATGTGCCTTTCGTTTCACCACAAGAAACCTCTTAAGATAGGAAAAGGGGGAATGATCCTTACGGACGACACAAAAGCCATAGAAACCATAAGGCGACTGAGGTACGAAGGGCGTACGATAGGCATCCCTTTTCAAGACGACGACCTAGGAGACGGCGGTTGGAATATGTATATGACACCGGAGCAAGCCGCTAGAGGACTAACTTTACTAATGGGTTACCCAGAACACACAGAAGACCAAGTCGAAGACCCTCCCTACAGAGACTTGAGGACTTTTAATTTATTTAGAAAATGAAAATCGCTTTATGCTTACATGGATACTTTGTTAATTCCGGAGGTACTCAAGCTTCTGTTCGAGGGGCACAATATATAAAAGATAACATTACAAAAGACAACAATGTTGATATTTTTGTTCACGGTTGGGAACAGACACCGAGCACCCAAGACTTAATAACCTCTACTTATAACCCTACGCAATGCTTGTTTGAAACACAAAATGAATTTGAGGAAGAGTTAAGCAAGATTAAATTTTCTGATTTTGACGACAGTTTTAATCGCGCTCAAACGGTGTATAAAGGAAATTCTCCTTTTCAAACCTTAAGCTTCCTTTACTCACGTAAACAGGTAATGACCCTCAAAAAAAATCATGAAGAAGAAGCGGGGTTTAAGTATGACTGCGTAGTGTTAGCTCGTTTTGACTTAGGCCAACGAGGGAAAGAGTGGCCTCAAAAATATTACGCCACAGACATAAGATTTGACCCTAGCCTAGATATGAATTATCTATATTCATGCTTTTGGGATCAGCTAAATTGGGGCTACGCTGATCACTGGTTCTATTCTAATTCTGCAAATATGGATATCGTTGGGAACGCTTTTGACAAAGTTGTGTCTTATTACCAAAGCGATTCTGATTATTCTAAGGCGATAACAAATGGATGGCCGCACAGTAATAACCAAAACGAATTTAGCAATGAGATGCTCAAAGATGATCCCTCGGAAGATTTAGTTAAATGGGAAAAGTGGCACTGCATAGACAACCACAAGTACTACAAGTGGTATTTTCTTGATACGGGACTGTATAAAAAAAGCAAATTTGTATGACCAATATAAAGGACATTTCAATTATTATGTATTCTCATCACGATTATGGTGATGTATGGCCCATGTTCACCGGTCAGATAGATAAATATTTTCCAAAAGAAGTTAACAGGTTGATATTTTCAAACACGACAACTCTCCCAATACCGGAAGGGTGGAAAATTATAGAATACGACGACGGCTCCGCTTACAACAACAAAGTCTCGTCTTGTCTCTCTAAAATAAATACAGAATTTTGTCTATATCATCAAGAAGATATGCCTCTGTACGATTCCCCCGACATAAAAACAATAGAATCATTTCTCCCTGAGATTTCCAAAGGCAACATAGATTTTGTTAAGCTTATTAAAGGCGGCCTAACTGAAGACGTCCCCTATAGATTTCGTTATCCCGGTTTATTTAAAATACCAAGTGACGCTCAGTACATTTACGCTAACCAACCCAGCGTCTGGAAAACATCCCGACTTAAAGAGATATTCCAATACACTTTCACACCCACTATAAGAGACTTTGAAATAAAAGCCCAAAATAGTTGCCGAGCTTTAGATATCAAAGGATGTTATACCCACAACAAAGAGAGCCAAAGAGGTGAACTCCACTGGGACTCCTCAGTTTATCCTTATGTGGCGACTGCTATAGTGAAGGGTAAATGGAACACTTCTCAGTACCCCCAAGAACTACGTGAATTATTCAAACAATATAAAATAGACCCATCAAAAAGGGGGGAAGCATGATCAAGCTTTTGATTTTAGATGTAGACGGCGTCTTAACCGATGGAAGAAAAACCTACAATGCAGAAGGACTCGGGTGTTATAAAGTTTTTTGTGATAAGGATTTCACGGCGATAAAACGCCTCAAAGCAGCGGGGGTCAAGGTGTGCTTTCTGTCCGGAGACGAGAACATAAACAGGGCCATAGCTAAAAACAGGGATATAGACTTCTACTTCTCTAGAGGCAAGTGCAAGACGGCTTTTCTGAAAACCTTCAGTAAAAAATATAATTGTTCTTTTTCTGAAATGGCCTTCGTGGGGGACGATCTTTTTGATTTATTGATCGCTGAAGAAGTCGGCTATTCTTTTTGTCCGTCCGATTCATGTCCCGAAATTAAAGAAGAAGCAAGCCTTGTGCTGGAAAACAAAGGAGGGGAAAACGTAATAATGGAACTGGTAACCTACCTAACCAACAACAAACTGATTCCCACCACTTCACCCAAGGAAACGTTAGAAAGAGTCTACGCACTGGATGAAAAAGAAAAGTTTTAAACTGGCACTTTTTGGAAAGCGTTACCAAGACCGGATTTTTTCTATACCCACCTTTAAAAAGGGGGAAACAAATATAGCCAAGACCACCGAGGTCCAACTAGGAGGAATTTATAATATTGACAGGTTAAAATTCCCCCGCCTCAAAACTAAACTCTTTGAGGAAGGCAGCGTCGAAGCGGTTATAATCAGTGAGTTAAAAAGCTCGAAACGTAGTTCTATCCTTTCCAATCCGCAATCTTTTGAAAGAAGGGATACCTCATGGAAAAACTCCCATGACTGGACCCATCTAGCTTATGTAGATGATATTCATTCTTCCTATTTGCCTTATTTTTCGCAGCCCAACGTAAGCATTGACTTCTGTACCCTAGATCCACGGGAGAAATATTTACCGATTATTCATGCTTGCTCTATAGTGTTCGATTCCCGAGAAAGGAAGCCGCTTTACAACAAAATAAGAACTAAAACGCCCCTAATGTTTCATGACGAATACGGCTGTGAATGCGTGGTTGACGGAAAATCCACCCATTCCTTTAAAATGAAACCCATAAAAGGCCTTCAAGTTAACGGAGCCGGGGATATATTTTGTGGAATATTTCTTTTTCAACTGTATAATTTAGGTCTAGAGGTGGCCGTTAAAACGGCATGTAGAAAAACCACCGACTATTTAAAACTAAACTATGAAAAAGTATAACCTGCTTCTTCCTATCGCAGGCAAAGCGCAAAGGTTCTTGGACAAGGGGTATACAATGCCCAAACCCCTAATAATGACCAAAGACAGGCATGTTATCGACTGGTCCATGGATTCTATCGACATGGATGAGTGTAACGTAATCTTTGCAGTACGCTTAGAGCATATCAACAATTTTTCTATAGACGATATCTTGAGGCAAAAATTTGGTGACGACATTAAAATCGTAGTGATAGACCGGATAACAGACGGTTCCGTTTCAACATGCTTATTAGCCAAAAATCTAATTAACAATGATTTACCCTTAATAATCTACACCCCAGATGTTTACTTTGAAGATCCGTTTATTCCTGCGGCAATCGATCCTAGTTTAGACGGCTTTATTTTGACCTTTAAGGCCAACAGTCCGGCCCACAGCTATGTAGAACTCAATGAGTCAGGGCTTGCGGCGCGCACAGCGGAGAAAGAAGTGATAAGCGAAAACGCGGCCGTAGGAGTCTACTATTACAAAACAGGCAGGATGTTTGTGAAATATGCGGAAGAAATGGTCGAAAAAAATATAAGGACTAAAAATGAGTTCTATATTTGCCCCATGTATAATTCATTAATTCGTGATGGGCTAAAAGTAGGGATATCTCAAGTTAAAAAAATGCATGTTTTAGGAACTCCTCCCGAATTAGAGTTTTTTATTGATCATGTTACGAGTCGCTTTGGGGAAAAGCCAGTGGCCCTTTGTGGAGACCATTCGGGATTCGACATGAAGACTATTGCCCAAAAGGTATTGGACAAAAATCAAATTCCCTACATAGACTTTGGTACCTATGTTAAAAAAGATTGTGACTATAACGAATATGTCATGGCGGCAGCGGATTCAATAAAAAACAAAGTATGTGATTTCGGAATGGGTTTTTGTCGGACTGGTCAAGGAATCAATATACTTGCAAATCACCTAGAAGGAACAACGTCAGCTTTGGTTATAGATGATTATATGGCCGAATATGCCTTACGACACAACTGTGCTAATTTCTTTTCTATTCCGGAAAAATATGTTTCTGAGAACGACTTGGACAGAATGGTTAAGATTTGGAAAAAAACTTCGTTTGACGGAGGAAGACATATGACCCGAATGAAGAAAACAAGGGGGTAGCGATGAAAGACATAAAGCTACACAAGAGACTTCTGAAGTTGCTCCATGACCACAACGAAGAACATATGGGGAGCTGTTTTTCATGCGTTGATATCATAGATAATATTTTTGAAAACAAATCCAAGGAGGATATTTTTGTTCTATCTAACGGTCATGCTGCTTTTGCTCTCTATTCAGTACTAGAAAAATATTACCCCCACATAGATGCAGACAAACTCGTCGAACGTCACGGTGGTCATCCAAACCGAGACGAAGAAAACCATATCTATTGTTCGACAGGGAGCCTTGGAATGGGAATCATGATAGCGGTAGGTCGTGCAGTTACGAACCCTAACCGCACAGTTTACGCGATGATCAGTGATGGGGAATCCACCGAAGGTTCCGTCTGGGAAGCTCTGAGATATATAGAAGAAAAGAATGTAGAAAATATTGAAGTTCATGTTAATGCGAACGGGTATGCTTGTTACGATGAGATGGATGTTGATTATTTGGAACGAAGATGTAAGGCCTTCATGCCGAGAATTCATTTTCATAGAACCAAAGATCAAACTTTTCCATTTTCTTTCTTGCAGGGTCTAGACGCACACTATATAAAAATAAACAAAAAACAATACGGAGAAGCTTTGGAGGCCCTAAACAATGAGTGTTAGAAAAACTTTCGTCAAACTTTTACACGACCAAATGAAAAGAAATAAAAAAATAGTTTTAATTCTTGGTGATTTGGGTTACGGGCATTTTGACGCTATTAGGGAAGAATTTCCGCGTAGAGTCTTTAACCCCGGCGCGGCGGAGCAGCTAATGTTAGGGATGGCTTGCGGGATGGCCATGGAAGACAAAATACCCGTATGTTACTCCATGACTCCGTTTATTTTATATCGACCATTTGAAATAATAAGAACCTTTATAGATCATGAAAAGATTCCCATTATTCTTGCGGCAGCGGGGAGAGACAAAGACTACGCTTCGGCAGGGTGGTCTCACTGGGCAACTGACGACAAAGAACATTTATCAGGCTTTAAAAATATTTCAAAACTCTGGCCGGACGAACAGTTACTTGAAACGGAATTTCCAAATATAATAAACACTCAGCTTCCCTATTATGTTAATTTGTCGAGGTAATTATGGACTTTGATTTATTAGTACAAGGCCCGCTAAACAAGCAAAGGGTATGCGTGGTATGGTGGGAATGGATTTTTAAAATATGATTCTAATAGCACATAGAGCTAACTTAAACGGGCCAGACTACTCTACAGCAAACACTCCCCGCCAGATAAATAAAGTTATAGAACTGGGGCTAAACTGCGAAGTAGACGTGTGGAAAGTTAACGACGACTTTTTTCTAGGACACGACGAACCCAAGTATAAAACAGAGTTGGAATTTTTAAAAAACGACAAACTATGGTGTCACGCCAAAAATTTGGAAGCCTTGGAGAGCATGCTTTATAATAACATACATTGCTTTTGGCACGAAACCGACAAATTCACAGTAACCTCGAAGGGATATATCTGGACGTTTCCCGGCGAGAAAGTTGTAGACAAGTCGGTGATCGTACATAAAGATGCTGAATGGGAAAACAAATATGATTGTCATGCGGTGTGCAGTGACTATTTAACCACGTAATATGAAAAAAGTACTAATAACGGGAATACTTGGCCAAGACGGAGCTAACATGGCTGAGTACCTATTGTCTTTGGAAGGCGACATGGAGATATACGGAATGATGCGCCGAACCTCCAACGTTAATAAAAGTAACATTGAAGCCTTTGAGAACCATCCTAGCTTTAACTTGGTTTACGGTGACTTAACCGACAATATTTCGATCGACAAGGTAGTAAGAGAAATCCAGCCTGATTATTTTATTAATTTTGGAGCTAATTCCTTCGTAGGGTGCAGCTGGGACATGCCACTACAGGTTTTCGATGTTAATACTTTGGGGGTTATCCGATCCTTGGAAGCTATTAGAAAGTTTAAGCCGGAGTGTCGTTTTTACAGCGCCGGAAGCTCTGAGGAATTAGGTGATGTGGACTACAGTCCTCAGGACATAAACCACCCCATTAAAGCGAGAAGCCCATACGGAGCCTCAAAAGCAGCCTCGCGCCATTTAGTGAAAGTTTATAGGGAATCTTACAATATGTTTGCAATCCACAGTATCCTCTTTAACCACGAAGGACTTCGCCGGGGGGAAGAGTTCGTCACAAGAAAGATTACCAAAGGGGTTGCTCAAATCAAACGGGCAATAGACGCAGGGTCAGACTTTACCCCACTTCAGCTCGGAAACGTAAACGCAAGGCGAGATTGGTCTGATTCGGAAGACTTTATTAGGGCGGTATGGCTGATGCTCAACCAAAAAGAACCAAAAGAGTATGTTCTTTCCAGCAATGAAACTCATAGCGTAAAGGAATTTGTTTCACTAGCCTTCCAAGAAGCGGGAATAGCGGGTTTATGGAGCGGTGAAGGCTTGGATGAAAAATTTAGAATTTTTCAGGAAAATAAAATTTTAGCAGAAGTGAATGAAGATTTTTATCGTCCTGCGGAAGTTGACCTGCTCTACGGTGACTCTAATCCTATTCGAGAAGAGTTAGGGTGGAAACCCAAGTTTTCCTTCCAAGATTTAGTCAAAAGGATGGTAAATAATGACCTTGAAATTGCAAAAAAACGGGCTTTTTCCCCCTGAGCTTCCTCCCTTGGAGTTTTTCAAAAATACTAGCTATGTGCCCCCTTTGCGAACTAAAAATTAAAATACACACCTATGATGAAACTGACCCCAGATGGATTATCATCGACTGCATGAGCTGCCTCCTCCCAATGAGCGTGTGGAGGGGCAACCCACTACACACCATGAAGATAGATCCCGTAGACCACCAAGAGATGGAAGAAGCCCTTCGCAAGGTAGCTAAGGAAAAGTTTAGTAATGAAGATTTTTACATAGATAAGAAGCAAAACGAGATTCCTGACCATCTTCACTGGCATGCACGCCCTAATGGATGGAAATTTCCTTTAAAATTTCGGATCAAAAATAAAATAATGGGTTTTTATCGAAAACTTATGAGAGACCCAAGTTAAGAAAAAAAAGGTCTTGACTTAAGTCCCCCGAAGAAGCATAATTAGATCAGCTGGTGATATGGCAGAAAAGAAAAAAAAGAAAGAGTCTAAACTATTTGACGACCCCATTGCTCAAATAAAGAGTTATCTTGATGAAAACAAAGAGGATCACTTTAACTTTGAAGAGGCTCCTACCTACGTGGTTTCCAGTGGAAGTTTGTTACTGGATATAGAAATGGGAGGAGGAATTCGTCCTTCTATCATCCGTGCTTCCGGTCTAGCGGAAGGAGGTAAAACTTCATGCGCTCTTTCTTTTGCTAAAAACTTTCAGAACACGGTAGATAACGGGATGGTTATCTATATAAAGTCGGAAGGAAGGCTTTCCCCTGAAATGATCGAACGCTCAGGGGTGGATACTTCTCCAGAAAAATGGTTTGTTTATAAAAGTAACATTTTTGAGAGCATCTTGCAATTAATGAAGGATTTAGTTACAAACAATTCCACAGACTGTAAATATTTTTTTATTGTTGATTCGATGGATGCCATGGTTCCCAAAAACGACATAGATAAACCGTTTGAGGAATCCGATAAAGTTGCGGGGGGGTCGGTTTTAAGCTCTAACTTTTTGAAGAAAATGGCGTTGGCTCTTTCGAGTAGGGGTCATATTTGCTTTATGATTTCTCAAGTAAGGAGCAAAGTTAGCGTCAATAAGTTTGACACGGGTGACCCCAAACTTACAAACGCTTCCGGAGGAAACGCGTTGCTCCACTATTCGGACTGGATTTTGGAGTTTCAGCCCCGCTACCAAAAAGATATGATACCCCCCAAGTCAGACAGTCCACAAGGACACAACTGCAAGGTTATCTTCAGAAAGTCCGCAAATGAAAAAACGGGTAAAAAGGTAGAGTACCCAATTAAATATGGCCGCACAAACGGCAGAAGCGTCTGGACAGAGTATGAAGTTATCGGAATGCTTTTGCAGTGGGAGATGGCTAAAGCCAGCGGCGCTTGGATCACCGTGGGAGAACCTTTAATTAAAGAACTTAAAAAGGCGGGCTTAGAAATGACGGTCAAACATCACGGCGAAGAGAATTTGCGTAAATACTTGGAAGATAATATAAAAATATGCGAGTTCCTTTTTAATAAATTTAGAAAAGCTTTACAAATTACAAAGTGAAGCTTTACAACACTTATGGAAGACTCGTATCTAAGAACGTTCAAAAGTATCGCGTTAAATGGGAAGGTAAATGCCGCTCCAACATTCAATTTAAAGTTAAACAATTTTTTAAACCTTATTGGATAAATCACATTTGCTATGAAGAATTCCCCGTTTATGGAACACGAATGAAGGTAGACATGATAAATATGACAAAACGTATTGCCGTAGAAGTTCAGGGCGCTCAACACGAGTCTTTCAATAAGTTTTTTCACGGTAATTCTCGCGCAAAATACCTTGCTTCCATAAAAAGAGATTATGAGAAAAGGATATGGCTTGAAAATAATAATTTTAAAGTTTTAGAAATAAGAGAAGAAGATTTAGCGTCCCTTTCTAGGGGGTACATTTTGGAGAAATTTGAAGTAAACATTTAAAATAGTGTAATTATCCTTATGACAGTAAACGAAGAGAATAGAATACCGGATATCTTGTTGGATCAGTTAAGTGAATGGTCCTGTGGGGGGTTCATGCTTTTCAATTTTGACGAACAAGGTAACCCGCAGGTTTATTCGAAGGCGGAAGACGAAATGAATGCTATGTCTTTACAATACTTTGTGAGTCATTGGTCAAACGCGATGGAGACAATGAACTCGGACAGTTTTATGAACAATTTAAATACTGTCTTTAAAAAACAAGATAAACAAGACGAAGAAGAAGGGTTTGAAGAAAATGAGTGATACCAGTATAAACGAATACTATCCAGAAAATAAACCATCCGAAGCGGTCCCCTCTCTTGTAGCGGGAGAAGCTATTACTCCTCCAAGCGGCGCACTACTACCAGAGAGTGACGCAACACCTGAGGAACAAAAAGAGGCTCTTGGGGTAACACCTACGGAAGTAACCGATTTAGGAATAGACCTTCCAGACATTCCACTTCCTGACGACGAACCCTTAGAGGACGATATTAAAGACGAGTTTAAAGATGCCGCCTTTAATTTTGCAGTTGTGGGGGTAGGCCAAGGGGGGTCTAGAATTGCGGAATCTTTTTGGAACTTAGGTTATCGGAGAGTAGGTATAATAAATACCGCTCAACAAGATTTATCTTTGATTAATATCCCCGATGAGAACAAGCTTCTCATAGGGGATGGGGGAGCTGGGAAAAATCCAGAAGCCGCAGATGAAGTTTTCCGGACGAGGTACGAAGACATTTTAGACTTTCTCAAGAAGACTTTTGGGAATGGATACGAAAGAGTTTTGGTTTGTGCGGGGGCAGGAGGAGGCACCGGAGCCGGAGGTGTCGCTAGGGTTATAGATATATGCCACGACCTTAGTCAATCGCTGGGTAAAGAAAAGAAAGATACGGACGCAAAAATTGGCTGTATTCTGGCTCTTCCGACAAGGGGAGAGGGGATAAAGGTTCAGGAGAACGCCAAGAATACGGTTCTTAGAACGCTCGAGCTTCAAAAAGCCGGGGTAGTTTCTCCATTGGTCATTTTAGATAATGAAAAAATTAAGCAACTTTACCCCAAGCTGAGCGTTAATCAGTTTTGGGGCACGGCAAACAACAGCGTCTGCTCCATCTTCCACCTCTTTAATAAGATTTCGGCGAAAGAGTCAGCTTACACCACTTTCGACAAGGCCGATCTGGATACCATTTTCTCTTCTGGGATAATCATGTTCGGAGCGACACCGGTAAAGGATTATACCGATACGGGCATATCCTACGCGGTAAGAGATAACTTGCGCAAAAACATCTTAGCAGGGATAGACGCGGCTACAGGAAATGTGGCCGCATGCGTTATTATTGGCGACAAAGGGTCTCTCGACAGGATTCCTCAATCCAGTTTGGAGCATGGGTTTGAGCAACTGAGTCGAATGATGGGGGCTGGATCAACTGTTCATAGGGGAATTTACGCAGGAGCAAAGGAAGGCGTAGCTGTATACACAGCGATAGGCGGCTTACAGGCTCCTGATACTCTTTTTGACTATTTCTTCAAGGTAGATCGGGTATACAAATAATAGATGCCCATATACTCTAATCAGATCGAGAGTCACGTCTTAGGCGGACTTCTCAAACACCCTGATGTATTATCCGAGATAGATTCCTTCGTTAATGCAGCGGATTTTTATAATGACATTCATCAGACTATTTTTTGTGTTTTAAGGGATTCCGTCCTTAATAACGAAAAGGTAGATAAGGTACTCGTTGCCACAAAAATATCTAATCTCGGGATTTCGTCCAAAGACGACATTGACATTTATGATTACATCAATACGTTAAGTCATACGTCTATAACACGTGAGGCAGTCGCCGACTTCTGCAAAGAACTTAAGAAAGTCAGAGTTAGGAGAGAGTTAAGTGAAACCGCCGATCGAATAAAAGAGCACGTTTCCAAATTCTCAAATGATGATTTGGATTCAATTATAGCTTCAACGGATGCCATTTATAGTGAAAAGATCCTGAGTTATTCGTTTGAAGACGCTCCGCAGAATGTTTTCGAAGATATTGAGTCGAAAATTAACGAAAGAGCAGATAACCCCGTTGAAGATACAGGGCTCATGACCCCCTTCCCCGCGTTTAACCGCCTTTATGGGGGGTTAAGGGATGGAAATATTTACGCTATCGTTTCTAGGCCAGCACAAGGCAAAACAACCTTCATAAATGAAATGTGTCTTGGGACGGCGATTAGAAATAATGTTCCGGTATTAGTGCTCGACACAGAAATGGGGACCGAGGAAATCCAATTTCGAATGGCGGCAGCACAAACAGGAGTCCCCCTTTGGCACCTTGAGACAGGGAGGTGGAGAAGCGATGAAGAAATGGCTCCCAAAGTAGAAGAGTATTTTTCGGAACTCAAAAAACACAAATATTTCCATTACCACGTCAAGAATAAAACGGCTGATGAAGTATGTGCTATTATACGTAGATGGCACATGAGATACGTGGGCCGAGAAAACAGATGTATCGTTGCGTACGATTACGTTAAACTAACAGGAGAAAAGGTGGATAGAAACTGGGCCGAACACCAAGCTATTGGAGAAAAGATAGACAAACTTAAACGTGTGGCTGAAGAAATAAAAGCTCCTCTCATCACCGCCATGCAAATGAACCGTTCTGGTGAAAACTTAGTAGACGATAGTTCAGCCATCTCACTTTCCGATCGTCTCCAGTGGTTTGCTACGTTTGTTGCAATTTTCCGGCGAAAGACGATAGACGAAATGGATAATGATGGTGAAAGATTTGGGACTCATAAACTTATCCCCCTAAAGACGCGTTTTCAAGGACGGGAAGCTGCGGGACATCAGGATTTGATAAGAAGAAGAGTTACGGAGGTAATATATGGACAACAAGTAGAGAACGAAAAATATGTAAAAAATTATTTAAATTTTAGAGTGGAAAACTTTAAGGTAAAGGAAGAAGGAACGTTAGAAGACATAGTCAGGCACGATCACCAACCTCGTAACATTCAACCTGAAACCACCGCTGAGTCGGGAATGGATGTTTTTATGGGGACCGGACCCACCACTACTTGATGGATTATGACATAAAAGAAATATTGTCCGAACTGGGGTACTCCCTCCTCGACATGGGAAAGGAATACAGAACTAGTCCTCTCTACAGAGACTCAAGTAGCAACTCTGTTTTGTGTATAAAAAAGGATACGGGACGCTGGATCGACTACAAAGACCAAAGATACGGCCGGTTCGAAGAGTTGGTGCAAATCACCCTTAATCTCAAAGATATTTCCGAAGCTAAGCAATATCTGGTTAAAGAATTTCATTTTGTAGCTCCCAAGCTGGAAAAAGAAAAACTTAAGAGTCCAAAAATATTCGGGAAAGAGAACCTAAAACACATCATCCCAGCTTATTCTTATTGGACCAAACGAGGAGTGTCCCCAGACACTCTCAAGTTGTTGGAGAGCGGTGTTATGACGTCAGGAAAAATGGAAAACAGATATGTTTTTCCTATTTTTGATAGAACTAACAGGCTCGTGGGGGTAGCGGGAAGAGACATAACAAATAAGAGTCAAACTAAATGGAAGCTCGTGGGGGAAAAACGGTTATGGGTTTATCCCCTGAAGTACAATATGAAATATTTTACGAAAAACGGGAGCGTTATACTGGTGGAGAGCATTGGTGACATGTTGGCGTTATGGGAAGTTGGTATAAGAAATGTTATTGTTACTTTTGGACTTTTTGTATCACCTAAGATCAAACAAACTTTGATGATGATTAATGCTCAAAAAATTTATATAGCTTTTAACAACGATACGAATAATGCCGGAAACGAAGGAGCAACAAAAGCCTACCACAACCTCACTAAACAATTTGATGACTACCAAGTAGAAATAACCCTTCCTCCGAAAAATGACTTTGGAAACATGACTAAGGACGAAATACTAGAATGGAAAAGCCAAATAAAAATATAAAAGAAAGAGTCCTTTCAGCGTCCAGACTGAAAACTCTCGAGACCTGTTCTTGGTCTTACTGGTGCAACTACCACCTCAGACTCCCCCAAAAACAAAACGAGGGAGCTCTTCGAGGCACGGTTTGTCATTTGGTTTTCGAAATGCTCGTCAAAAAGAAACACAAAAAGCACTACACCTTAATAACCAAAGGAGGTCACATAAGGGGGAGCGCTGCGGTTTACCGTCTAGTAATGAAACACTTGATCCAAATGGAAAAAAGTTTCGACCTCCCCATGACCAACGAGGAAAACACCACCCTCATGAATGACATGATCTTGGTAGGCTTACGTTGTGACTTTTTCGGAACAGGTGGAAAGGTGGATAAACCAGAGCACGAATTCCTACTTGAAAACAAGAACCCGCCATACAAAATAAGAGGGTTTATTGATAAACCTATCGTTTATAAAAAGAACAAACAAATAAAAATTGTAGATTACAAAAGCAGTAAATATAAATTTCGAGGGGAGGAACTTCATTCTAATATTCAGGCGATGGTCTATACGCTTGCTTCTAAAAATGAATGGAAGGGGTACAAGCCCACTGTTGAGTTTCAATTTTTACGTTTCCCTAGGCAACCCCTTCAGCAGTTACAGTTCACAGATGCCCAATTGAGCGGTCTCGAATACTATTTATCCCACGCTTTCGGGGTAATAAATAACTTTACGGAAGAAACCGCGGTCACCAATTATGCCGCCGACAAAAAGAAAGATGCGTGGTTATGTAAAATAGGAAAATGGCGCTGTCCATACATTGATGCCTATGATTATTTTGTGGTAGTTGATAAAAAAGGAGAGGAGATACAGAAGTCTTTTAAGAAGGAGGACCTTCAAAAAGGCTTAAAAAAGGGGCAAAAAATAGAAACAAGAAGCTATGACGGCTGCCCACGACACAAAGGAATGTCTGAAGATAATATCCTTGACATGTTCGCCTAAAACACGTACACTCGGTGTTCATGGATGAGATACTCCCCATATTTAAAAGCCATTACAGTTTGGGACGTTCAATTTTAACCCTAAACAAACCGAAAAATACTCCTGAAAACGAAGGCGCGGATTCAATTTTTGATATTTGTCAAGAGGGCGGAATAAAAGATTTATTTCTAGTGGAAGATAATATGGCGGGTTTTTTGGAGGCTTACGCTAATGCCGAAGAGCTTCAAATAAAATTAATTTTTGGATTAAGGCTTACTTTCTGCTTGGATAACTCGAACAAAAGCGAAGAAGGGAGACGAAACTCCTACAAGAATATAATTTTTGCTAAAAACGCTGAAGGCTACAAACAACTTATTAAAATTTATACCCGCGCTGCTCAAGAAGGGTTTTATTACGAACCTCGTATAGATTTCAACAGCTTGAAGCAATTCTGGACCGACGACTTACTATTAACTGTCCCCTTTTATGATTCGTTTCTCTACTTAAATAAATATACCGATTCGAAATGTGTACCAGATTTTTCTTACGCTACTCCTACGTTTTTTCTCGAAGATAACGATACTCTCTTAGATCGGGACATGGGTAAGAGAGTGAAGGATTTTTGTGCAAATAAATATCAAATAATTCGCACTAAAAGTATTTATTATAAAAACAGAGAAGACTTTGGCGCGTACTTAACCTTTCGCTGCATCAACAAGAGAACGAATGTTCAGAAGCCGAACATGGACGGCATGTGTTCTGGTGAATTTTGTTACGAAAGTTACTTGGAGGTGGTAAATGGATAATCACTTATTAAGGTTTCAAAAGAAAAAATTTCTTTTTTTAGATTTCGAGACCTTTAACCTTAACCATCATTCTGATTTTAACTTACCATGGCAGGTTGGTTTAATCTACCTCGAAACAGACGAAGGAGCCAACGGAAAAATAAGAAATAAGGAACTTTGTCGCCATGATCTGTACCTTAAATGGGATAGTGACTTACGAATTGGCAAGGAAGCTAAAAAAATAACTGGCTACACCGAAAAGAGATTTCAAGAAAAGTGTATCCCTCAAGAAAAAGCGTTTGAGATAGTTTACGACTTGGTTGAGAAATGTGATTATATAGTAGGGCATAACGTCTTAGGTTTTGATGTTTATTTACTGAGAAATTGGTACAAAAAACACGGAAAAAAATACAATGACCTACCGTATAAAATACTCGATACTTTTGCTATGGCAAAATCAATAGGATTGAATTATGGTTATAAAAGCGCAGAATGTAGTTTGCTAGATTTTCAATTAAAAATGATTAATATCCGCAAAAAAGGCCTTCGAACCAGTTTGGGAGCTTTAGGTAAATCTTACGATGTTAAATATGACGCCTCTAAACTTCACGACGCGTTAGCTGATTTAGAGCTAAATATAAAAGTTTGGGATAAACTTAAGTATCACATAGATTTTTAAATAAAAGTGTAATGTAGGTATAATACCTGCATGCCAAGTCTAGATTTTATATATGACATCACAGAGAAGCTGGATGAAGAAAAGCTCGATTACCTCGTGCTCGCCATCAGAGAAGGGCGCAAAGAGGACAAAGTTGATGTGTTTTTTAGGGTGGATAAAGAAGCGGAACAGGTTTTCATCGCTTCTCTCGACCGAATAAAAGAAATAATAGAAGAAAGAGATGACGACGATTGTCCGCCCACCAAGCCCAAAGCTAAAAGGAAAAGAAGAAAGAAGTAACTTTTCCTCAAACTTCTCGCGACTCAATCTGCCCCTTCATGGAGTCCGCTTACCCAGTTTTAAAATTGAAGATAAGTATATAAATTTATTTTCTCTAAAAAAAGATATCTCTACTTACGACTTCCTAAGGACAATGTGCTTGCGAAGATTCGAAAAGCTTAATTTAAGCAAAAGCGACAAAAAGGAAGTTTATATAGATAGGATAAAACACGAACTCAAAATTCTCAAAGAATTAAATTTTGTAGATTATATACTACTTGTATGGAAAGTGGTAAATTATTGTAGGGAAAAAGATATTCCACTAGGATTAGGGAGGGGTTCTGCAGCGGGCAGCATGGTATTGTACCTTCTTCAGATAACTCAGATCGATCCTGTAAAGTATAGTTTATTTTTTGAAAGATTCGTTTCTAAGACTCGAGCCAAAAAGAAAATAGTAGATGGAGTGGTGTATCTGGACGGCTCCTTAATGTGTGATGTAGATATCGATGTTTGCTACTACAGAAGACAGGAAGTGTTGAGATATTTAGAAGATGAATTTAAAGGTAGCACTTCGAAGATCCTCACTCTCAACACCTTAAGCGGGAAACTCGTCATGAAAGAATGCGGTAAAGTGGTTGGAGACAAGCAGGAAACCGAGATGAACCTTGTATCTTCCCTTATTCCAAAAGTTTTTGGACAAGTAAAGGATATTAAAGAAGCCTATGACGAAGTTCCCGAATTCGCCGAGTGGTGCGACAAAAACCCTAAAGTTTATAAAATAGCACTTAAGATACGAAACCTTATCAAAAATAAAGGAGTTCACCCTTCTGGGATTCTGCTTTCTCATGACAAAATGATAGAAAGCTGTCCTTGCGAACTTGATTCGAGTAAAGAGCCTGTTTCCTCATTTGATATGAATTGGGTTTCCATGTTCAATGTAAAGTTGGATGTTTTGGGATTAAGGACAGTGTCTGTGGTTCACGAATGCTGCAACATTCTTAAGGAAACTCAAAATATCAATATCGAGCCGGGAGACATCAACCTTGATGACGAATTTATATATCAAAATCTTTACGACTTAAAACAAAGACACGGATTATTTCAAATAGAAGCGGACGCTAATTACGAAGTATGCCGAAAGGTTAAACCTAAAAACTTGGAGGAACTTAGCGCCGTGTTAGCTTTGGGTCGTCCCGGTGCATTACAGTTTGTTGACCAGTATGCTGATTATACCAACAATGAAATTTACGAACCCATCCACGTTCTTTTTGACGAAATCCTAAAGAGCACCGGGGGGGTAGCTCTTTATCAAGAGCAGTTGATGCAAATGGCCAATGAGATAGGCTTTACGTTGGACGAAGCGGAAATATTACGTCGAATCGTAGGTAAGAAAAAAACCAAAGAGGTACGTAAGTGGAAGAAGAAGATTCGAGAAAAAGTTAAAGAAAACAGATTAAGCAACGAGTGGATAGGGTCAAAAGGGAGCGTCGATGTAGGAGATGTCTTATGGAAGATTCTTGAGGATTCTGCCAATTATTCGTTTAACAAATCCCATTCGATTTCGTATGCGTCTTTGGCTGCTATAACGACCTATCTTAAATTTAAACATCCCAAAGAGTTTTTTCTGGCTTTACTTAAGATGACGCGCTTTGAGCCGGATCCTATTGCTGAAATTGCTAAGGTAAGTAGGGAACTTCCTAAATTTGGGATGAAGTTGCTTTCACCTAATTTGCTTAAATCTAAAATGGACTTTTCAATTGAGGGAGACAATATTAGGTTTGGCTTAACTTCTATTAAGGGGATTTCTGATAAATCTATCCAAAAACTTGAGAGTTTTAAAGATAAATATTCCAACAAATTTGAAGTCTTTAATGGAGCTGGTGAGGCGGGTATAGGGGTAGGGATACTTTCGGCGCTCATACAAGCTGGGGCGCTGGAGGACGAGTTCAATCATTCTCGAAGCCATATTGTAGCAGAGGCGCAATTGTGGAACTTGCTCACAGCAAAGGAAAAAACTTATGCTTTTGAACTCGCCGAAGAAAAGAAGTGCGATCTAATCAAGGTAGTTACCTATCTAAACAAGGTACTTAAAGATAACAAAGGTAACCCTATCATCAAAGATTCTCGGCTAGAAACCATCAGACGAAACTTTAAGCCCTATAAGGAAATTTACGACAAAAACCGGAGGAATGAAGATTTCGCAAACTGGTATTATGAAAGTACCCTTCTGGGACATCCTCACAAAAAACCTTTACGAAAAGTAAGCGACGAGTATTCTCATCTCGAAAGTATTGAGGAAGCTTTAAATAAACAAGACGGCGCAAAAGTCAACTTTATCGGCACGGTCGTAGATTCGTACAGTTTTACAAGCAGAAAAGGTACGCCGTCACTCAGGATGCAAATACAGGACGAGACGGGCATATGTACTTCTATGATGTTTGGCGCTACCTCTCGAAAACGAAACGATACCATCGCTAATTGCAAGCGAGATAACGGAGGGATTTTACCGATAAAGAAAAGTATAGTTATCGTTAAAGGAATCAGGAAAGATGGCGATACCATCTTCGCCAATATCGCAATTGCTCAAGAGCAGAAAATTTTTATGAAGTTAAGCGAAATAAAGAACTTGACTTCCTAACCGAAAACACCGAAACTACAAGCACTGACATAAATGTTATGAAAGAGTTATTAAATTATCAATATATGATTACGCCGGGAATCTTAAAGGTTCTGAGTTATGTGGCTATGGTTGGTTGCGTTATCGCAGGCATCTTCACGCTGTTCGCCGAGCCGATTAGCGGCATCGGCATGATTGTTCTTGGGCCAATAGTGGCTCGCATATATACCGAGTTGATGTTGGTTATGTTCGAGATACACAGCGAACTTAAAAAACTTAACAATAAATAAAAAACCCTATGTTGCAGTTCTATAAACCTAACGCGAAGAATACCGGCTCAGCCTGCTCGTTTTCTTATAAGAAGAGTGACAAGGCTTTGTGGGTAAATTTCATCAAACAGTCGTCTTGGAACGGCCAAACCAAAAGTGGCACCTTTAAGGGATCAGGCCCAGACAAGAAGGCTTACTCGAAGTTCAGCGTCACCGAACTTGCCGGATTGGTTCATGCAATTGAAACCAATGGAGAATATGGAAATTTTCACGGAACAAGGGAAAGAAACACTACTTTTAAGTTTTGTCCCTATATGCGCGATGGCAGCCAAGTAGGTTACAGCTTTAGCCTAAACCAGAACAACCAGAAAGAAGGAGTTAAGAAATCCTTTATTATCGGGTTTAATTTCGCGGAGGGCCGCATGCTAAAACAGTACGCTCTCACCGTTTTAAATAATTACTTTATTGATTGTATTGAAGAAAGCCAATTTAGTAACTCTCACCCTCCGACAAACAAAAAAACAGAGGAAAAAGTAGAAACTCCAGCTCCTACCGAGGATAATAGTCAAGAGGCCGACCTTGATATTCCTTGGTAATGAAGAAGCTTTTATTTCAAACCGATTCTAGTTTGGCGAAAACAGGCTTTGGCAGAAATGCTAAGGCTCTTTTGTCATATTTGTACGCGACCAAAAAGTATGAAATTATTCAATACTGTTGTGGTACGGACTATTCTCACCCATCTCTCCAGACGACCCCGTGGAAATCTATAGGGACGCTTCCCTCTGATCCCCAAGAGAGGCATCGAATAGGGCAAGATCCGGGTCAAGCACGCTTGGCTAGCTATGGAGGTTATCTCATTGACAAGGTCATGAAGGAAGAAAAGCCAGATTTTTATTTTGGGGTGCAAGACATTTGGGGCACCGAGTTCGCAGTGGGAAAACCTTGGTTCGATAAGATAAATTCGGTTATCTGGACGACTTTAGATTCTCTCCCTATTTTGCCTACCGCAGTAACGAACGCTCCCAAAATAAAGAACTACTGGATCTGGAGCTCCTTCGCGACTAAAGCATTACATAAAATGGGTCATAACCATGTAAAAACTGTTCATGGATGTATTGAGTCGGATAATTTCTTTCGATTAGATACGGAAGATAGATTAAATCTCCGGAAGAAAAACAATATAGAAGAGGACGCTCATATAGTGGGGTTCGTATTTAGAAATCAATTACGGAAGTCGGTACCTAATCTTCTTGAAGGTTACGCTAAGTGGAAAAACGAAAGTAAACCTGATAAAAAAACTTACCTTCTTTTTCATACTTATTGGAAAGAAGGTTGGAATATCCATAAATTAGCAGAAGAGTATGGGATAGATAAGTCAGAAATTCTTACTACTTATGTCTGTAAAAAATGTGGGGACTACGAGGTTAAAAAGTACGATGGCGAAGACCAGAACTGTTCCCGGTGTGGTACGGTAAAATCTCAAGTAACAACGAGCGTAGGGTTTGGAATAAGAGAAAATCAGTTAAATGAAATTTATAACTTTATGGACGTTTACTGTCACCCTTTTACAAGCGGAGGTCAGGAAATCCCCATTCAGGAAGCTAAATTAACGGAACTGGTCACCTTGGTTACGGATTATAGCTGCGGAGAAGAGAGTTGCGAAGAAGGATCTGGTTCAATTGCGTTAGAGTGGACGGAGTACAGAGAACACCAGACGGAATTCAGAAAGGCTTCAACATGCCCTTCGTCCATAGCGTCTTCCCTCAATAAAGTTTTTCTCATGTCTCCCGAGGAGAGAGCTGAGATAGGTAAGATGTCTCGACAGTGGGCTATAAATAATTTTTCTGTCGAAGTCGTAGGAAAGTTTTTTGAGGAGTTTATTGATAATGCCGATGTTAAAGAATACGACTTCACTGAGGAAAATAATCCCGACACCCAAAAACGCAACTATCCCGAAGCTTTTATTCCTCACATAGAGAGTGATTCAGATTGGGTCTTGGCTCTTTATCGTGATATTTTAGCGACAGACAACCACGTTAACGATGAAGGCTACAAGAATTGGATGACATCCCTCGATAACAAAGTTCCGCGCCAGCAGGTGGAAGACTACTTTAGGAAAGTGGCTCGAGAACATAATCAAAAATACTTCCCGGTAAAAATAGAAGACTTCCTCGATGAAGACGACAAAGGTAAACGTCTGATTTACGTAATGCCCGAGTCTGCGGTAGATGTCTTTCTCTCTACCGCTCTATTTAAGTCTATCAAAGTTAAATATCCAGACTATAATTTGTATGTAGCCACCAAACCGGAAAACTATCATATCCTTGAAGGCAATGAATACATTCACAAAGTCTTGCCTTATAGTCCTCAATTTGATAACACGTTATTTTTGGAAGGGGTCGGAGATCACGAAGGTCACTTTGAGATAGCGTTTACCCCTCATCTAACAACTCAAAGAGTTAATAACTATATCCACAACAGCAAAGACGAAATAAACAAGGAGGCCTTATGCACGTTTTAGAATCATACGCGCTACAAAACGATTTGAAGATTGATAAGCCGTTTGCTTATGAAAAGTTTTTCCCGCTGGCTGTAGATAAATTCATAACTATCGATACGTCCAATCTGGGAACGTCCTCGCTTGTTTATGATCACTGGCAGCTTGTGGTAGACCTTATTTACCCAAAGCTAGAACTACAAGGAATAAAGATAATCCAGCTCGGAAATAAAGACTGCTCTCCCCTTAGGGGTTGTTATATGGCTATCGGCCAATGCAACTTCAACCAAAAAGCTTATGTACTTAAAAAGTCACTGGTTCACGCTTCTCCTAATAATGAAACATCTCACGTAGCTTCTCTTTATAATAAAAAATCTGTTGTTTTGTTTTCCAACAATTGTTTTCCTAGTCAATTCACCCCCTACTGGACAGACGCTCGCAATCTAGAAATATTGAAACCCGCGAAAACTTCAAAAAAACCCTCCTTTAACCCTAACGAAAACCCCAAATCCATTAACACTATTAGGCCCGAGGAAGTAGCGGGAAAAATTTTAAATTTTGCGGGTATAACAGGTTTTGCGCCCGAATTTAAAACTCTTAAGATAGGCGCGTCGTTTCGCCAGAAAAGAATAGAGTCCAACCTTACTCATCTTTTGAATGCCGAAAAGTTTGGGGTTTCTTCTTTGATAATGAGGATGGATTTAAACTTTAACGAAGAGGCTTTAAAAAAACAGTTGGAAGCTTGCGATTGTTCTGTTGTTACCAAGAAAGCGTTAAGCGATGAGATTTTAGAGAAGTATCACAAAAAAATTGTGGAGCTGGTTTATTATATTGAAGACGACAACGATCCTGATTTTATTCGTAAAGTTAAAGAAAAATCAATAAATTATCTTTTGCGGAGTCGTCATGAAGATGAAACGACAAATGATTTTAAACTGGCTTATTTGGATTACGGTCTAGTGCACAAAATACCCGAAAAAAGTCAAAAAGATTTTGACGAGCTTAAAGATAAAAAGAAACTTTATTATAAATCTAATCGTTTTATTATTCATAACAATAATTTTTATCCTTCTACCGCGGCCCTCCTCAGGCTAAAGCATGGCACCCCGTCCATGGCTCACGAACCTCATGAGGTTATTGATGACCCTATGTTTTGGGAAGAGGAAGAACATTTTCATTTTTTTGAGAAAAAGTAATTTACAGCCCACGGCCCAAAGCGAGGTTCTTTTCGGGTTCTCCTCTGCGAGTGAAGCTGCTTCTCCAAAGAACCTGTAAAATTTAGGTGTTGACATAGTACCCCGCTCGAGATACTATCTAAAAACGTATGGGAACTACTATTAAAAATAAACCGCCGGTTGTTATCAAGCGGAACGACTATGGCCTGTTAGAAGATAAAAACGTTAAATACGTTTTCAATGAAGATGGGTCCGTTAATTGGCGCAAGATGATCAAACCTGAGTTTCTGGTTGCAAACAGAGACAGAACTGACGAAACTGACATCTCTAAACTAGAAGATCACGAATTAATTATTCTATTAGGAGGACTAAAAGATTTAGCTAATATTCGAGGTTACCACTCGGTTACCTATGCAGTGACCCACGCTTCACCCGAATACGTATGTGTTTCATGCTCAATAGTTTGGATGGGTAATTACGAAACGGAGAAGGGAGAGTCCGTACTTTTCCAGAGCATAGCTGATGCAGGATTAAATAATACAGAGGGCTTCGGTCAGATGTACCTCGCTGCGATAGCTGAGAATCGCGCTTTTTGTCGTGCTGTTCGTAATTTCTTACGCATCAACATTGTAGCCAAAGAAGAAATTAAAAACGTGAAGATATCGAAACCCAACCCAACGAAAAACTCAGCCTCACCACACATATTCCTAACCAACCTAATGAAGGAAAAGAAGGTAAACTTCGCCAGCATTAAGGATAAAATGGTAAAAGAAGCTGTCGAGGGAGCAGATGAGTGGGGTTCCGTAAAAGACATCCCGCGTATCAAGATGTTTGAAATAATTGAAAGGATGCAAAAGAAATGAAAAAATTCACAATAAGCACTGAGACTCGAAAAAAAGCTGAAAAAAGAGCAGCCGACCTTCCTCTTCTTAATAATTCCATTAGAAAAGGGGAGGGGGCAGCAGTGGCCTACATTGGGGAAGCTTTAGTTTTACACCTCGAAGGGGGAGAGATTAAAGATACTTATGATTACGATTTAATAGATAGAAACGGGGTAAAAATAGACGTAAAAACAAAAGAACGTAAGGTAGCCCCACGATCCAATTATAATTGCACCGTCGCCGACTTCAATACTAAGCAAAAATGTGATAGATATGCATTTGTTAGCGTCCTAAACGATATGAAGACTGCGTGGTACTTAGGAAGCATTTCCAAAGAGGAATTTTATAAAAAAGCAGTTTTCAGAAAAAAGGGAGAACTTGATCCGGATTCTTCCCCTAATTATCCCTTTAAGTTTACAGCGGATTGCTACAATATTCCGACGTCAGAATTGGATAAAGAAACAGTTGAAAGAACCTAATAACAAAGGGGCCGGTAAAGGTGATAAACCCCGAGGAGGATTTTCCCGCCGCTACAAGGATAATTATGATGTAATTAACTGGGGAGACACCGATAAATGTCCGAATGCTCCAAATGTAAGAAGAAGTTCGAAGAAACCGAATTGATGTGGGTTAAAGTCAAAGAGAAGATGGTGTTGCTGTGCGATTTTTGTATAAAAATTCTAGAAAAGGAGAAGGCGGTTCCTAATAATAAATATAGCGATGAAACCCCATGAGTCAGAATCCCCTCTCGAAGAACTCCTTGGTCAGATAAGCAAATGGAAGGTGGAGGCCTCTAGCGACCACAATGACGGCTGGACCAAACAACACTACCAAAGAATGCTGGGCGAAGTTAAAGATAAGTTGAACCGCGCGTTGCCCGAAATAGAGAAAGGTGAAGAGTTAGATAATTATGATTAAAAGAAAAAATTATGATATTCTTCCCGAGGAGTGCGAAGAAGAGTACATGGTCTGGTTCTGGTAATTTACTTGCGGTACTAAAGTCTTCATGAGCGGGTTCTTGCTGATTCTCCCGTCTCCCACTGCAAGTCTCGACAAAGAATCAGTTTTTTTAGAAATACTTCAAGCGCCCGCATAAAATATTGCCATGAAGACGATATTGATTCGAAAAGCCGTTAAGTTCGTCACTCCTTTCGAAAGTATCAAAGTGCTCCACAGTCATTGCTCAGACTTGTTCCAATCCATAAACAAAAAATTTTCCACCATGCTGCGCGATGAAAAAATCATAAATATTGGCGGCAACAAAAAAGTTCTTGTAGAAAGGGAAGCTGGAGAACCTAATTGGCTCACTGAAGCGAATTTTATCAAGGAGTTTTTGAGTGACGAAGTTGCTCCGTACCAAGGACTTAAAGTAGCTAAGCATACACGAACGGTCTATCAAGGGGTACTAAGGAAGTATTACGGCAAAAAACAGAGAGACGAAAACAAGGGGATGCCGACTTTCTGTGCCTTCAGGACAAGAAACTTAGTCTTCAGCGACGCGTTTCTCTGGTTCCCAGAAGGGAACACTGACGTTCTGGAATACAAAAATATAACGGGAGAAAAAGTTCAGTTTAGATACAAGAAGACATCAAAAGACGGGAGAATACAAAAGAATGCACTTAAATATCTTCCTCACATGGACCCTAATAAAAAGTTTGGGGCAACGTTCGTAGTTAATGATGACCGCACGAAATGCACGGTTGTCGCTACCGCTACCATTCCTTTAACCTTCAAGTATGAGCCTGTAGATTTCATTGGTATAGACATGAATGTTTCTGAGAAGTTTGATAACTGGTTGTATTTCTCCGAACCTGTTTGCGAATTAAAGAAAATCGCAAAAAGTTATTACAAGGACACCATAGCTAAAACAGAAAAACGCATAGCGGAACTGAATGACTTAATTAGAATACCCCAGAAAGTTCAAGAAAGGAAAATAAATTCAAAAAAGAGAGGCATCTTAAGAAAAAAATTAATTAAACAACACGCTCTACATAATAAACAAATACAAGAAGCATCTTTCCCGTTCCAAAGTTTCTCTATCATAAAAGGTTTATGTGATCGTGCAGAGAAAGAAAAGAAGGGGCTGGCTATTGACTCCGTTAAATGTGGAAAGACTACTGGTTCTTTCGGACAAGACAAGTTCCCCGAGTTGCTAAGGGGCGAGTGTCAAAGGAGGAGAATTCCTTATATTGATACACCTACTCCATTTACCTCAAGGAGGTGTCCAGACTGTGGGTTTGTAGAAGGAGAATACGTTAAAGTCAAAAATGAATGGAAACTAAAGCCCTCAGAAGCGAGAGATAAGAAAACCAACATCTTTACGTGCCCCAAATGTGAATCCAAACATGACGGGGACTTTGTGGGTGCTAAAACCCTTTCTGTGTGGGCGTCTTACCTTTGGAGTATAGACCAGATTCAAGGGGTGCCCAATAAGGAATTATGGCCCTTTATCAAGAGAAGTTTTTTATTAAAAGATGTTGATTTTCCACCAAAGGAAAACTAACCGAGCTAATAACTGGGGGTTGTTCACAAGGCGTAAAAGCTGGAAGGGTTCTCCCCACGGTATAGCGAGAAGTAAGGAATGCACAAAGAGCCCTTATTTACTTAATGGCGAAAGCAAAGAGCCCTTTCTTTTCTAAAGGATAACGTAAAGAGCCCTTATTTCTTTAAAGGACCAGACAAAGAACCCTTATCCTTTTAGGTAACCTTTGGTATAAAAATGTGTAATTAAAAAACGAGATGAAAACCTCTCATATGCACTGCCCCAACCCCATCTGCGTGGACGATAATTGCCACGGAGAGTGCCAACAAGAAAACCAGAAACCCGACGACTCCTGCGGAAGCAGTTATGGCTGTCACGAACAAGTAGAAGAAAACATAGCTTATTGCGAAGATTCCTAGGTGTAATAAAACAAAGCGACTGGACAAAAAGAGCCACGCTCCTTCCCTAAAAAAGCGTTTTTTAAAGGAAAACCTTAACGGCACGCTAAATGCTAAAGAGAAGGTTCTTATGGAAGACGTAAAGTTTATTATAGACAACCTATGGGTTCTAATGTCAGCTCTGCTGG